AACTCCTTTCTGTTTATCTTTATACTATAATACTAGCAGGGGGGTCTGACATATTGCAACAGATAAAAGGGTCAATTCGGACATATTAAAAAAATAGTTCGTGAGATAGGTCACAATTGCTCTAATATGGTCGCACTATTTAGACAAAACGGACATTGATAATGTGTGAATGATACAAGATAAAAATATATTAACATTTTATGAAATCTGATATTACAGTTGACTAGAATATATAACTGGTATAATTTACTTAAGGAGCGTGAATATGGATTTTACAGGCTGGGAAAAGATAAACGAGGACGCATACGTTTATAGAAATTTTTATTCCGATGAACTTTGCGATATGGCATTTAAGCATTCTGAGCAGGCGCAGGAAGAAAATAGATATAAAGAAAACGCAGACAATAAGGGGATCTTGCTATTGAGCGTTCCCATGATTCAAGAAATCATCGATCCAGTAGAAAAAATTTTTGAGGGTACAAAATATTATGTAGATAAATTTTTACATTGGTACTCGATACCTGGAAAGCCTTTTGGGATACATAGAGATGACGAAGCATATGATCCAAACCCAAATAAGAAAGCTTATGGCGGAGTAATATATTTATCAAATATGGATGGTGGCATATTATACTATCCAGAAACAAATACCTGGATGCAACCACGCAAGGGGGATTTAGTAGTTCAGTCTTCTAAGGTTTTGCATGGGGCAGAACATGCAGAGGGTTATAATAAAAGAACTATAACATTTGTTGTTTATGATTCAACAAAAGAAACAGAACATTTAGGCAAGGAATGGCATGCAAAGTATAGAGATGATACTATTCGAGAATCTACAGAATGGTTAAAGTCTGAAATAGGAAAACGTTGGCAAAATCAATGGGCTCGGTGGGGAGTTTTAGAAAAAAAACAATATTTGTGGGAAAAAGAAATATTTGTATCTCACGCATGCATAAGCCTAGGGCATCTAAAAATTTTTGATAATCAAATTGCTAATGGTACAAATAAAGTAGATCTTTCAATAAGAGAAGCTATATTAGAAAAAATAGGAGCTCTATTCGATGCAAAGTATAAGTTTGAAGGATTTTATGAAATTGAAAAGATATCTGTTAACACTAATGTAGAACTGCATGATGATAGTTTAGTCAACCAAGATAAAGATATAGTAATAAAATTATTCTTAAATGATAATTTTGAAAATGGAGATATCTCTTTTCCAAAAATTGGAGTAAGCTGGAAACCAGTTCGTGGATCTATGATATGCTATCCAGCAAATTCAAAATTTGCTAATGAGATAAAAACTGTTTTAAAAGATGATCAAAATTATTTATTCTCATTTGGTAAATTAATAGTCGACTAGAATAACTATTGACTTTCGAAAATAATAAATGTTACACTTGGGAAGGTTTCGGGGGGTTACACTAAGGAACTCAATATACCAAGTATTCTTGGGATTTGATCCAGACTCTCCCCTACTTTCCAAAAAGTTAAAATTTGGGGGGTAGGGGGGGTTTGCTAAAAAATCTAATGCCCAAGTATCCACTATAGTATATAATATATATAAGAGATAACTATGTCGAAAGGCGAAAAATGAAACCACAAATTTTAACTAAAGATGTTCTGTTATTTAAGAACGCAATTGAAGATCCACAAAAGTGGATGGATATAATTAATGCATCTAAAACAAACAACGATGAAGTCCTAGGAAACTGGGAGATATGGCCTCCATGGGGACTTGGATGCAAAGTGCAATCACATGAGGCGGGATTCAAAGAAGCTTCTGGAGATGGCAAATGGCTAATTGAACAATCGCTAGATAAGTTCTGGGAAGCCTTAGCCTATTACAAAGATAATACTCTTAATGAAGACTACTTTGCTTCTTTTGGAGCATCAAAAGTAATTCCAAAAAGCTGTGAGGAAGAATCTAAATATCCATTTAACCCATTTAACTGGCATCATGCTGATATAGCTGTATATGAGTCTATTGATACTCCTGCAGACCGTCCTTTGTCCATGGAATGGCATGTTGATCGCAGAAATTGGTTTGGCGGACAAAGACATATGCTTACATTTAACTTGTATCCAAACGATGACTACATTGGTGGAGAAATCTCATTTATTGATATTGAAGGTGCAGAGAAAAAATTTGACTCAGAAGATAGAGAATATTATTTAGTAGACAAACCTATAAAATATAAACCAGAAGCTGGAGATGCTTTACTATTTAGAACAGATGTATTTCATTCTGTTGAACAAGTTATAGGTAATAAGTTTTATGTTCGTCAATTTCTTACAGCTCCTTTTACTGAAGATTTTCATGAGGAAAGAAGAAAATTTGATAATGAAGAAGATTGGGTAGCTCATTTAGCTGCAATTGATAAAGAAGGTCTTAAGGGCTTCCCGTTCCAAATGCTGCTATATGATACTCTGGGACAAGTAAGTTGGCAGGATGTTGAAAGAAGAACAGTCTGCGTATTAAAAGATTAAAATGTCTTCTCTCGCCGACGCACTTTTCGCACTTTCACTAGATATAAGTCTAATATAGGCAGTATGACTATATTATGAGTAATTTAATTAAAAAATATTTTAAAGATACAGATATCTTCGTCATAGAAAATTTTTTAAGCAATAAAGAGTTAGATTATTTTGAAAACAAAATTAAAAATGCAAAATGGGATATTGAGCAGCGCTGGTACCCATGGAATTATAATGTTGAGCCAATTGATGAAGAAGTAACAAATAAAATTATTAATAGAATACAAAGTCTTTTTACACAAAAATATTATTGGATGGGATCTCATATTATTCAAAGAATAAGAGATGGTAATGGGATGGATGAACATCTGGACAAATCCGATCTTCTAGAACAACAAAACTCAATGGGAGTTGCTATATATTTAAATGATAATTTTGAAGGTGGAGAAATATATTATCCAAATTTAAACATATCATATAAGCCATTACGTGGAGCTCTAATATGTCACCCAGGTACTATTGAATATACTCATGGAGTTAAAACAGTATCTGGCAATGATAGGTATATTCTTTCATCGTATGGACTTAAAGCGGTTGACTAGGATTATGGTATACTAATATCATGAATAAAAGCTGGAATCGAATACGCTAATCCCTAGGGGATATAGCTTAATCTGGTTAAAGCACTTGTCTTATATACAATAGATTCTGGGTTCAAATCCCAGTATCCCTACTAAGGAGTTAACATGATAAGAAGAAGCCTAGCAGAAGGCATAATATACGTTGAAAACTTCCTGCCAGAAAATGAAATAAAAATACTTCAAGATTTTTGTAAGTCTGATGAAGAGTGGGGATCAATTCCAAGTTGGGATTCAGAATCTTTATGGCAAAACAACACTAGGCATGTGGCATCTAGTAAAGAAGCTACAATGGCTTTATATAAAGTAAATATTGCTATGGGTGAATTGGTAAATTCTAAAACTTCAGTTCATAGACCAAATTACACTATAAATAGATTTACTCCTCAATCTAATCCAGCTATAGAGGGATCTACATTTTGGGATTCAGAAGAATGGTCAATGGGACCACATTATGATTCTGATTATGGTCCACCATTAAACGATCATTCTGGAATAACTCATGGAGCATTATTTTATATTAACGATGACTATGAGGGTGGTGAGTTAGTATACACAGAAAAAAATATTATATTTAAACCTAAAGCCAATACATTAATAATTCATGGTGGTGCAAAAGAATTTACTCATGGTGTTAAAAAAGTTACATCTGGAGAAAGATATACCCTCTCTACTTTTGCATTCACTGCAGGAAGCATGTACGTATGAAACCAAATGTAGTTGAAAAATTTTTAACTCCAGATGGTGCAATATTTTTAACTAATTATTTTAGACAGATGGAACCAGAAATAAGAAATCAAATTGGGTTTCACTGGGGAACAACAGATGCATCTAGATTAAATCTTAGTCAACCAATAATTCATGCAAGCATGCACAAAGCAATTCACGATATTCAAAGTTTAATGGAAAATCATTTTAAATTAGGTCTAAAATTAAAAAGGTGTTTAGTTCAAACCATCTATACAGGAGGAGAAGTTGGAGAACATTGGGATGACTATTATGCCGAAGAGGAAGAAGGAATAGCTCAAAATGTTTATAGCGCTATTCTTTATTTAAGTAATGATTATGGTGGCGGAGAAATTAAATTTTCTAATTTAAATATTGAATTAAAACCAGATCCAGGAACATTAGTATTTTTTCCAGGTATTAAAGAATTTGAGCATGGAGTAAATCCAGTCCTATTCGGAGAAAGAACTAATTTTATATTATTCTTTAATAACATATGATAAAGCCAGAAATTGTACATGAGTTAACAAAAGAATTTAAAAATGCCAGATATAGAGAATGTAATTACTATATGGCTGATTCCCTACTTGCTACCACCGCCATAGAATGGGTCATAGAAAGGCTAGAAGGCCACTTAGCCGATTGTTTAAATGTTTCTGATGGGTATTGTAACGTATGGTACTCAGATAGCCATACAGAATGTAAAAAGCTAATGTCCATATTATACGATTTAACAGCAAATAAGAAGTATGTAACTAAATTAGGATGATTCTTCTTCTAGCTTTTTCTTATTGATTATTTTATGAGTATTATCGCAATAAGGAAAATCTGCTGACTCCCCACATATGCATTTCTTTTTGCAGAATGTAGTTTCTGGATAAACTGTGTTTACCCAGCTAATTATTTCTTCTCTTTCGTGCATATGTGGATGCTTGTCTGGATTAAATAATTCATATGTTCCAGGTGCATGCTCTAGTTCCATGCAAAAGTTTGAGTAAGCATATCTAGTTCCGCCAGTAATTTTTCTTACTCCGTGTTCCCAAGGATGAGTTGCTCCATGTATAGCAAGATCTCCTGGACGGACATCTATCTCTAAACAATCTTCAAAGTCTCCAGGTCTTTGTTTTACAGACCCATCTTTTTCAATATTAGGATAAAATATTTGTCCATTTTCATAATCTCCAAAATAGCTTACTAGGCCATGACTAAGCCTACAACATGTTGACCATCTATCTAATTGAGTTAGGTTATGCTCCATATTCATTCCTGGACTATCTGCGTGAACAAACATTCCTTCGTCTCCAGGTCTCATTACGTTAACAAAAAGTTGTGGATGAATATAGTGTTCTGGATATAAAGCCATAGAAATTCTGTCCCAGATTGGTTTAAGCTCAATAATTAAAGGACTAGTCTTATTTTTATACCAGTCAATTGCTTGATCTTCAAACTTGAAAGCCTCTTGTTTATTTTCAAAACCAGCTTCATGTTCTTTCATCAAAGAAGTTATTTGTTTATTTTCTTCTTCTGTAACAAAATTACGCCAAATCCAAATTTGATCTGCAACCTGTTCAAAATTTTTATTATCTGTAAACATTTAATCCCTAACTATTTTTTTAGATCTAATGATTTTTAATTTTTTTAAAATTGATTTAATTTTAGCTTCGATAGCTTGCTCGCATTGAGCAGCATGCCCTTCTTCCTTATAATGCTTTGTTTGAAAATAAGGGTTGCTCATTTGTTGTTTAAAATGATCTCTTGGCATATACCTATTATAGCAAAGATCCCAACCAGAGGCGGATCTGATTGGGATATGCTGCCATTAAAGGCAAAACATAAGGAGCAATAAATTGCTCGACTTATGTAATACTTAGTATAAACTTAACTTTATTTTAAGTCAATACTATGCGGTAGGTAAAATTACACCTTTATGAACTAGTGAATCATAAAGTCCAGCACACATTTGTCTGTACTGAGGTCCAACGTGAATCAAAAGCTTTTCAAGCTCAACTAAATCCTGTTTTGCTGCAACAGCTGCTTGTCGTTGCATTATATTTAATGATTCAACCATAATTTCTACTGCTTGTTCTTTAGTTGCCATTTTGTTCTCCTGTTTCATTTGCTGTATAAGACGGGGTGGGTCCTAATAAATATCCCCTATCATGATATTCTACCATTTTACTGATATCATCACTACCAACAATTTTATTTCCAATTAATGTTAATAGGTCATAAATTCTATGAAGCATAATATAATTAACCATTGGTAAATTATCTTCTAAGTTATTACTTGTATTTTCATCCATTTAATTTGTCCACTTCTGAGACTATTTTAGAATAAAGTGATATTCCTAATGTTTTTTCGTAATTGCATTGAATGCAATATAAATATATGTTATCTTCATTATCCAAATTAGGATAAAGAAGGCCCTGATCTGTTGGGCAAGCCAATTTAGATACAAGGCCTTCTTGTGATAATGCTATATATTTAGATACATATTGTATCCTCATTTATCCTCTTCTAACTGTTAGGAAATGACTTGAGCCATTTCTGCGCTGGTAGGTTTAAACCTTTCCAAGCTGACCAATCTTTTCCGCCATTGGTCATATGATACGTTATCTCTGCATTTATAGTTGGGTCAAATAATAGCACATTTGACTTTAAGTTAAATTTTTCTTTACGATCAGCGCCGAGGTTTCCCAACATGTTGATCTGAAAAATTCCATAGGAACTGTCTCCAGTTTTCCTGTTGCCATTGTATGCCATAGGTCGTCCGTTGGACTCCCTTTTGGCAATGGCCCAAGCCGTTTTAAGGGCTTTTCCTTCAAAGCCTGCTGCCCACAAAAGAGTTTTTAATTCTTTGTCTGACAGAGCCGTAGAAGGCTTGTAAACAGTATTGCTGTACTTCTCTAAGGTTTCTTTCTTAAGTTGTACTTCTGTCTTTGGTTTTACTAACAAAGCGTTTGCTGGTACCATAGTATTGTTTGTAAATAAAAATAATGTTACCATTACTATTACAGTTGTACTATGAACAAAATCGCTAAGCTTTTGTTTTATATTCTCCATTGGCATTTCCTCCTTTAGAGATAACGAACTATAAGTTTAGCATTGTAAATAAGTTACTGTCAAGTCAGTCAACCAGAAAGAAGCCATGCAAATATCATTTTTTACGCCTACCATTAATATGAAAAACAACAATGGGTATGGTTATGCTGGATTAAACATAGTAAACTCACTTAAAGAGCTGGGTCATGAAGTTCCATACTCTTATCCAAAAGCACCAATTCAATTAAATTTTGCACAGCCAGAACATTTTAAAATGCACAGAAGTCAATATCAAATTGGATATACTCCCTGGGAATCAACTGTGATTCCAGAAAGATGGAGAGATATGCTGAATCATTGCGATGAGATATGGACAACATCAGATTGGTGCGCCAATGTTTTTGAAGACAATGGGTATAAAGATATTAAAGTTTACCCGCATGGAATATCTTCTGCATGGACACCTAAAAAAAGAATTGACGATGGTGTTATTAAATTTTTGCATATTGGAGAACCAGCTCCAAGAAAAGCTGGCCAAATGGTTCTTGACGCATTTTTATTTTTGTTTGCAAATAACCCTAAGTACTCTTTAACAATAAAAGCATATGGCTCAAATACAACTAGAGTATATAACAATTATATAGATAAAAATATAATTGGTCTTCCTGAAAATATGTATCAAAATGTAAAAGTTATAACTGATAATTTAAACGAAGAAGAGCTCGTTAAGCTTTATCACGATCACGACGTTTTAGTTTACCCTAGCTATGGAGAAGGGTTTGGTTTTATACCACTCCAGGCACTTGCAACTGGAATGCCAACAATATGCACAGCTACCTGGGCACACTACAAAGAAAACTTAGGACCATTAGCTTTAAAATCTAATCTTATAGACTCACCCTGGCAACATCCTCACGAAGGAAAAGTTTATGAGCCAAACTATCTACATCTACTTGAGCTTATGAGAGATGTTGTTTATAATTTTAAATCTTATTCTTCTTATTATTTTACTCAATCAAAAAAAATACATCAAAGTTATAATTGGTTGCAGTTGACTGATAAAGCATTCTCACCAGTAATAAAAAAGTTTATTTAGTACTAGACCGCTAACAAAAAGTTTGATACACTTAGACTTCATTCAAAATTTAATTAACTGCTCAAGGCGGAGAAAAGGTGTCACTAAAAAATGTCAAAAACTATTGAAAACCCATACGAAAACTTTATTGCATTGTCAAGATATGCAAAATGGGTTGAATCCGAAGGAAGAAGAGAAACCTGGGGAGAAACAGTAGATAGATATTTTGATTTCATGCTTAATCATTTAAAAGAAGATTATAAGTATATACCTGATTCAAAATTAGTTGATGAATTAAAGCTAGCAGTTTTTAATAGAAACGTAATGCCATCAATGAGGTCAGTTATGACAGCAGGAGCAGCGCTTGAAAGAGACAATGTTGCTGGATACAATTGTTCATTTGTGCCAGTTGATTCCCCAAGATCATTTGATGAAACGATGTACATACTTATGTGTGGTACAGGTGTAGGATTTTCTGTTGAATATAAATATATTAATAAGCTTCCTGCCGTCCCAGAATCTTTTGAAAAATCAACTACAGTAATTACAGTAGAAGATTCAAAACAAGGTTGGGCAAAAGCATATCGTGAATTACTAGCATTACTTTGGTCAGGACAAATTCCAGCAATTGATGTTTCTAAAGTTCGTCCCGCAGGCGCAAGACTTAAAACAATGGGTGGACGTTCATCAGGACCACAACCACTCATTAATTTATTTGATTTTACAATTGCAAAGTTTAAAAATGCTACAGGAAGAAACCTTAAACCAATTGAATGCCACGATATCATGTGCAAAATTGGTGAAGTAGTTGTTGTAGGCGGAGTTCGTCGATCAGCAATGATTTCCCTTTCTAACATTAACGATATCGAGATGGCACAGGCTAAGTCAGGCAACTGGTGGGAAGCCAATACACAACGTGCCTTGTCTAATAACTCTGTTGCGTACTCACGCAAGCCAGACATGGAGCAATTTATTGCAGAATGGAAATCTCTATATGATTCAAAGTCAGGAGAACGAGGCATATACAATGTGGCCGCAGCTCAAGCCCAAGCAGCCAAGTATGGAAGAAGAGATCCAGATATACACTATGGAACTAACCCGTGCTCAGAGATTATCCTACGTCCTTATCAGTTTTGTAACCTTTCAGAAGTCGTACTACGTGAGAATGATACAAAAAAAGATATTGAACGCAAGGTAGAACTTGCAACCATCCTTGGAACGTGGCAGTCAACGCTTACAGACTTTAAATATCTTCGCAAGATCTGGAAAGACAATACAGAAGAAGAACGTCTACTAGGTGTTTCTCTAACTGGACAGTTCGGACACAAGTTTATGTCAGGTAAAGAAGACCTTGTTTCACTAGAAGCTTTCTTGATGACTCTTAGAGAATCAGCAAGAGCAAAGAATAAAGATGAGGCTGGGAAAATTGGGATTCCTGAGTCTGCCGCTATTACATGCGTGAAACCATCAGGAACAGTATCTCAATTGGTCGGGGTATCTTCAGGAATGCATGCTTGGCATTCTCCATATTACATTCGTACAGTTCGTGGCTCTAAAGGAGATCCAATTTCTACATTTTTAAAAGAAGTTGGTATTCCTGTAGAAGATGATGTAATGAAACCAAATGATACTTACGTATTTTCATTTCCAGTAAAAGCACCAGATGGCGCAATTGTTAGAAATGATCTTACAGCAATTGATCATTTAAATATTTGGCTAGTTTATCAACGTGCATGGTGTGAGCATAAACCATCAATTACAGTTTCTGTAAAAGAAGAAGAATGGATGGAAGTGGGAGCCTGGGTATATAAACATTTTGATGAAGTATCTGGAATTTCTTTTTTACCTCATTCAGATCACACTTATAAGCAAGCTCCTTATCAAGAAGTTTCAAAAGAAGAATATGATTTGCTAGTTTTAAAAATGCCTAAAAATATTCGTTGGGAAGATCTTTCATTTTATGAAACAGAAGATGGAACTTCAACAAATGCAACGCTTGCTTGCAGCTCTGATGGTAATTGTGAACTCGTAGATATTTCTGCATAATGAAGATAGCTATTACAGGAGCAAGCGGCCTACTTGGGTCTAATTTAGCAAATTTTTATTCAGATAGAGGACATGATGTATATATACTTGTAAAAGATGAATTTTACTCTGTTAACCTTAATGAAAATTTAAATAAAATATATGGAAATGTTTCAGTAAAGTCTGACGTAGACTACTTTGTACAAAAATCTTTGCCAGATTATTTTATACACTTAGCAGCACAGACACAGGCATACGATTCCCTTAAATATCCTTACAACACCTTTTATATAAATTTTGTTGGCACCCTTAATGTTTTAGAGTCTTTAAGAGAGTATAAAAAATGTAAATCTATAGTTATTGCTAGCAGCGATAAGGCCTACGGCGAACTTGATGGTATAGAGTACCTTGAGTCACATAGACTAGACGGAATCTATCCTTATGATGCTTCTAAATCTGTCACCGATTTAGTTTCAAGGTCCTACAGAAGAACTTATGGAATGCCAATAGTTTCTACAAGAGCATGTAATATGTACGGAGTAGGAGACAGTAATTTTCAAAGGCTAATTCCTGGCATAGTCAAGGCATCAGTAGAGGATTCTGTTTTTGAAATAAGAAATGGCGGAAAAGACGTTCGTGAGTATATTCACGTTCAAGACGTAGTTGAAGCTTATGACTATATTCTTAAATTTAATGAATCCCCACATGATATAGATTCTTTTAATATTTCTTCTGGAGAAAGGTATTCAACCTTAGATATATTTAATATGGTTGAAGTCTTAGTTGGAAAAAAGATTGATAATATAATTATAGACAGCGATAGTTTAGAAATAAAAAAACAGTTTATGAATTCCTCCCTTCTTAAAGAAAAAACAGGCTGGTTTTCAAGAAGAACTCTAGACTCTTCATTAAAAGAAGTAGTCGACTGGTATATTAAGCACTTGTCCATAATTTAATATAAGAGTATAATATATATAGGGCAAAGCCCCGTACTAAAAGGAGAAATATGAATACTTATACAGAACAAGCACTAGCAGCACTTGGAACTTATGGAAGAGCATTTTTGGCAGCCGCCACCGCTTTATACATGACTGGAAATACAAATCCAAAAGATTTAATTGCAGCAGGAATATCTGCAGTTGCACCAGTAATCCTTAAAGCATTAAGCCCAAGCAATCACGAATACGGCTTTAAGTCACCTAAATAAATAGCCTGACCTAGGACTGCTCCTGTGCTAAAATTGGCATAGGAGTTTTCCTATTTAGGAGTACTAGCAAATGGCAGGACAGAACTTAGAATCAAAAAATTTTGAGGTAGAGCAAGGCACTACCTTTACTTTTCAGATTCAATATACTTTAGATGACGAAGTTACACCAATTGATATAACTGGCTCTTCGGCAAAAATGCAGGTGCGTGATGTTACATCCGCATCAAAACTTGCATGTACTCTTACTTCACCCTCGGGTGGAATAGTTATAAATGGCCCACAAGGTCTTTTAACTATTAAGATGACTCCTACTCAAACAAGCAAACTGTTTTATCCGAAATCAGCTTACGATGTTATGATTGTAGATTCCAATGGAAACAAGATCAAACTTCTTAAGGGATTTATGACATTGAGTAGATCGGTCACCGTCTAATGACAGAAAAAGTAATAGTAAAAGAAACTAAAAATAAAGTAATAATATCTAGTCCTGGCCCACAAGGACCAAGAGGAAGAACTATTTTAAATGGTTCTGGAATCCCCTCTAGCAACCTTGGATTAGCTGGTGATTTTTACTATGATGTTGTTACAACAAGGTTCTACGGACCAAAGCCAAGTGATTTAACTTGGGCTGGTGCACAGAATTATATTTTAAACAATCCTCCTACAGATTTCTCACTTAGATATTCTTGGGAACTATCACAAGTCACTGGTCCTGTTGCGAACACATACAGCGTCATAATATTGCACAATTTGGGATTTTATCCAAACGTAACGGTAAAAACAAGCGCAGGGGATATACTAGAAACTGGTATAGACTACAACAATATAAATCAAATTACACTGACAATGGCTCAACCATTTTCAGGGACAGCACATCTGTCTTAAAAGGGAGAAGAAGAAATGGCAAGAAAATATGCGGTCAGCTTAGACCTTAATAAGAATGAGCTGTTAAATGCAAGAATTCAAAACTTAGGATCAGCACCATCAAATCCAGTCACTGGTCAAATTTACTACAACAATGTTTCAAATGTACTATATTTCTATAATGGAATAGAGTGGATCCCAGCATCTGGATCTACAGAAGTAATTCAAGATGTTATAGGCGCATCTGTATTAGGTGGTACAGCACTTACAGCAACCTATGATGATGCAGCAGGAACCACAACAATAAAATTAAATAACACAGCAGTAACAGCTGGTTCATATGGATCAACTACTAAAATACCAACATTTACAGTAGATGCCCAGGGTCGCTTAACAGCAGCTGGAGAACAAGATGTAGCAACAAATCTTTCAATAGCTGGAGACACTGGAACAGATACAGTTAATTTATTAACTGATACATTAACAGTTTCTGGCGGAGAAGGAATTGATGTAGCAGTAACAAATAACACAATTACAGTATCTGCAGAAGATGCAACATATACAAACAAGGGCGTTGCATCATTTAGCTCAACTGATTTTACTGTTACAGGTGGAGCAGTATCTCTTAATAAAGATCCAGTAATAACTCTCTCAGGAGATGTATCTGGTTCTGCAACAATGACCAACCTTGGCGACGTAACAATTACTACTACAATCCAACCAAATTCTGTTGCATTAGGTACAGATACAACTGGAAATTATGTAGCAACAATTGTTGGAACAGCTAATGAAATTGAAGTTACTGGCTCAGGATCAGAAACATCTGCAGTAACAATTGGTCTTCCAAATGATGTTGAAATTACTGGAAACTTACAAGTAGGTGGAAACTTAAATGTAGTTGGAACTGTTAATGCTGTAAATACTACACAGATTAATATTCAAGACAATAAAGTTAAGCTTAATAGCAATGCAACTGGTATTCCAGTAGCAGATGCTGGAATTTTAGTTGAGCGTGGAGATGAAGCAGATGCAGAAATTCTATGGAATGAAACATCTAATGTTTGGCAGATTGGTCAAGTTGGTGGTAATTATCACAATATTGCAAGAAAGTATGCAACAACAATTGGTGATGGATCAGCAACATCATACACAGTAACACACAATTTAGCAACAAAAGATTTAACAGTTCAAATATTTGAAACTAATGCAGATTATAATCAGATAGAGGCAGATGTACAACATACATCAGACTCAACAGTTACTGTTAAATTTGCATCAGCTCCAACAGCTGGTGAATATAGAGTAGTAATCGTAGGATAAAATGTCTAGAAAATTTAAGTCTTTACTTAATTTAACTACACTCCCTACCGACCCTTCTGGGTCGGTGGGCGATGTGTTTTTTAATACAACAGAAAAAGCCTTAAAGATTCACAATGGAATAGTTTGGGTTAATATTGCCAAAAGCGACGATCCAACTCCATTCTATATGCATACACATACATATGATGGTGATATCCATACTATAGACTTAGATAACCCTGTAAGATTTAATGAACTAACTGGAAATGGAGTTCAGCCAACACTACCAATAGTAATTGGAGTAGATGGCGGAGCCCCAAATTCAAACCTTACCAATCCGACATTGCATGATATGACACTGTTTGATTCGGGTGAATTATAATATTCATACAGTATAATTAGCAAGTAATAACATTTTTTTGGAGGCCTAAATATGGCAACAAATTTTCCAACATCAGTAGATTCATTAATAAATCCAGGATCTACAGATTCTTTATCCGCTCCATCCCATTCAGATCAACACTCTAATGCAAATGATGCAATTGAAGCATTACAAGCAAAGGTTGGCGTTGATGGTTCAACAGATGTAAATTCAATTGACTATAAACTGTCACTACTTCAGGGAGAAAACGCTTCACAGGTATTAGGTCTTGAAGGAAACAATGATCTTACTGTTTATGGAATTGAAAATGCAACTAACCTAGACTCATTTGCTAAGGCAACTTGGAGAACAGTTCACTACAATATTCAAGTAACAAAAGGAACAGATGTTTATGCGTCAGACATCCTTGCCTCACATGATGGAACAAACATAATGATTTCAGAATCAAACATTATGTCAAACACAAACACTAGCTTATTTAACTACGCTTTTGAAGAAAATTCAGGTATAATTAGTTTAAGAGTTACCCCTGTTTCTGGTTCAATCTCAGTCAGATTTATAAGAACAGCAATTAAAGCATAACAAAAAAAGCAACAAAAGGAGTCATATAAATGGCAACAGTAAATAAAAATTTTAGAATTAAAAATGGCCTAATCGTTGAAGGTTCAACAGGTACAATCAATGGTCAAAATATACTTACAGAAACAGGTGGAGATAGTTATATACTTAACCTTGTTGGCGGAGCAACTCTTGTAAAATCTGTAGAATCCACACAACTTGAAGTCAGTGGTGCAGGAAAGCTTTCCGTAAAGTCTGGCGTATTTGATCCAGCAGGAGCAGCTTCATCAGCACAATCTGCAGCAGCAACAGATGCAACATCTAAGGTAGCGGCCGAAGCAACTGCTCGTGCAACAGCAGTCACAGCGGCAATAGCAACAGCAGCAGCTGACGCAACATCTAAAGCTAATGCTGCACAGTCTGCAGCAGAAGCAACTGCAGCAGCTGACGCAACAAGTAAGGCAAACTCTGCAGCATCATCTGCAACAACAGCAGCAGCAACAGATGCAACTAATAAAGTAGCAGCAGAAGCAGCACTTAGAATTTCAGGAGATGCAGCTTCAGTTTCAACTGCAGCAGCAGATGCCACATCTAAGGCTAACGCAGCACAGTCTGCAGCAATCTCTGCAGCAGCAACAGATGCAACAACTAAGGCAGCAACTGCTAAATCAGAAGCAATCTCTGCGGCAGCAGCGGATGCAACCACTAAGGCAGCAACCGCAAAGTCAGAGGCAATTTCTGCAGCAGCAGCAGATGCTACAACTAAAGCAGCAACTGCAAAGTCAGAAGCTATTACAGCAGCAGGATCAGCAGCAGCATCAGCAATTTCTTCAGCAATTTCAACTGAAGTTACAAATCGTAATACAGCAATTGCAGCAGCTATTGATGGAGTTGTAGACGGCGCTCCAGATCTTCTTAATACATTAAATGAATTAGCAGCAGCAATTAATGATGATTCTAATTACACAACAACTATTACAACTGCACTTGCAACAAAGGCTCCACTAGCTTCACCAGCACTTACTGGTACACCTACAGCCCCAACAGCAGCAGCAGGAACAAATACAACTCAGGTTGCAACAACTGCATACGCAAAAGCAGCAGCAGATGCAGCACAGTCTGCAGCAGCAACTGATGCTACCTCAAAAGCCAATGCAGCACAGTCTGCAGCAATATCTGCAGCAGCAACTGATGCAACATCTAAAGCTAATGCTGCTCAAACCGCAGCAGCAGCCGATGCAACATCTAAGGTAGCAGCAGAAGCAGCCCTCAGAGTATCAGGTGATGCAGCTTCAGTAGCTACAGCAGCAGCTGATGCAACATCTAAGGCAAATGCAGCTCAAACAGCAGCGGAAGCAACTGCAGAAACGGCACGGAATGCAGTATTAAATGGAACTACAAAGTTTACAGCAGTAAACGTAAATGATTTAGTTTCACAAAGAGCAGCTCAGGCAGTTCTTACTGGAATTGCAACAGCATCTTCTGTGATGTCATGGGCAAAAACAGATTATCCAACAGCTAAACTATGGGTAAAGTTTGCAACAGCAACTCACTCACAGATTTCAGAAATTCTATTAACAACAGACTCATCAAATAACATAGCAATTACAGATTTTGCTGAGACTGGCACTAATGGATCACTAGGAACAATTTCAGCTTCATACCTTTCAGGTAATATTGGAGTAGAAGTAAATACTGTTTATGCAAATACAACAGTAACAGTGGTAGCAACATTAATTAAATAATTAAATAAAAGGTAAGGGGTCCTTTCAAAACCCCACCAAACAAAAATTAGGGGATATGTGAACTTAAATGGCAACAGTAAATAAAAATTTTAGAGTAAAAAATGGATTAAATGTGGCTGGTACAGCTACGTTTGATTCTAATATTGTCTTGGGAACAGCCCCTATAACATTTGATTCAGCTACAGGAAGACTTCAAATACAAGTAAACGATGTATGGCTTCCTATTGCTGTAAAAGACGACATTCCAACATTAAGCTTTATGGATATTGGACTTTCAATTGACTACAATGGTCAACCAACATATATAGTTCAAGCAAACGGAGTTACTCCTTCTGGAGAAAGCAAGTTTGTTCAAGGCGGAACACCATCAGACACAGAAGAGCCAAGCATGACTTTTGATTCTGGAGCTTTAGTTTAAAAAGTAATAAATGCTATAATAAAATAAATATAAAAGGGGTAATAAAATGGCAACAGTAAGAATTCAAGTACGAAGAGGAACCGCTTCACAATGGACCTCAGCAAATCCAACTCTAGCAGCTGGTGAAATGGGTGTCGAGTCAGACACAAACTTATTTAAATTTGGTAATGGTTCTACAGCATGGGCTTCCCTTGCTTATGCCAACAACTCAGATGTAGCGATTGCAGAAATCTCACAAGATGCAATTAATAGTGCGCTGAGCGTTGGTTCAGGCCTTACAAAAACATATGATGATGGTGCAAATACAATAGTAATTGCAGTTGCAGATTCATACTTTACAGAATTAGCACAAGATGCAGTAAACAATGCATTTGTGCCAGGCGACGGAATAGCAAAATCATACAATGATGCTTCAAATACAATCACAGTATCTGTGGTAGATTCATATATAACTGAGCTTGCACAAGATTCAGTTAACACAGCAATTATTGCTGGAGACGGTATTGCAAAGGTATACAATGATGCAGCTAATACTTTAACATTAGATGCAGATATAGTAGCATCTGGCGGATTAAAGATTGATAATACAAAACTCACAGTAGATACAGATGTTGTAGTTACTAAATTAGCTGAGCAGACAATGAGCAGCAAAACTCTCACAAATCCAAAAATTAATGGTGGAGTTGCAGTAACAGTAAGCGGAGCACAAATAAACTATTTAACTGGATTAACAAAGAATATTAATATCAGCTATGCAGATGTTTTAAATGATGCAAATGACTATACAGATTCAGCAATTGGAACTCTAGGCAATACAGTAACTTCTGGTTACATACCACTTGCACAGCTTGGGCAGGTAGATGGAGTTGCTACATTAAACAGCATTGGTAAAGTTCCAATGTCACAAATTAGCCTTATTGATCCAGCTTTAACTGGAAATGCAACAGCAGAAAATCTTACAATAAGTGGAGATTTAGTATTTAATGGTACAGCTACAACAATTAACTCTACAAATCTTAATATTACAGACCCACTTGTTTACTTAGCAAAAGATAATCCAGCAAACAGTAGAGACCTTGGTATAGTTTCATCATTTACATCTGGTGGAACTTATCAGCATACAGGTATTGTTCGTGATCACACAGCAAATAAATGGGTATTCTTTAAAGGCGTTACAGATGAGCCAACAACAACAGTAAACTTAGCACAGGGATCCCTTGATGCACTTGCAGTTGGAGCTTTAACTGCTACATCTCTGGACCTTGGCTCAGTTTCAAATACAGAAATTGGATATTTAGATGGAGTTACTTCACCAATTCAAACTCAGTTTAATGCAAAAGCTCCACTAGCTTCTCCTACATTTACAGGAGTTGTAACTCTTCCATCACAAACAGTTACATCAGCAATGATTGCGGACGGAACAATTTCTACAGGAGATCTTGCAGATGCAGCTGTTACAGCTAACAAACTTGCTTCAGATGCAGTTTCAACTGTAAAGATTTTAGATTCAAATGTAACAACAGCTAAAATTGCAGATCTTGCAGTTGTAGCTGGGAAAATTGCAGATGGGGCCGTAGTTGCTGGTAAATATGGCGCTGGCTCAATCGTAACAACAGATTTAGCAGACGGATCAGTTACTTCAGCAAAAATTGCTAATGGAGCAATTGCAAATATTGACATTGATGCAGCAGCAGCAATTGATTGGACAAAGCTTGCAATATCATCAACAGTTTCTGCAACAGAATTAGGATATGTTGATGGAGTAACTTCAGCAATTCAAACACAAATTGATACAAAGCTTGCAAAAGCTGGCGGAGAAATGACAGGAGACTTAACACTTCGTGGCAATCCAACAACTAACAACATGGCTGCTACAAAAAACTATGTAGACTCATTAGTTTCTGCTGAAACAACAAATAGAGGAACTGCAATTACAGCAGAATCAACAGCTCGTGGCACAGCAATTACAACAGCAGTTTCAACACATGCTGCACTTACAGCCTCACATGGAGTAACTGGTGCAATAGTTGGAACAGACAATACACAGACACTTACAAATAAAACTTTAACATCACCAGTTATTAATACCCCAACTGGTATTACAAAGTCAGATGTTGGTCTTGCAAATGTTGATAATACAACAGATGCAAATAAGCCAGTATCTTCAGCAACAACAACAGCGCTTGCGCTTAAAGCAAACCTTGCTGGACCAACATTTACTGGAACAGTTTCTGGTATTACCAAGTCAATGGTTGGGCTAGGATCAGTTGATAATACAGCAGATGCAGACAAGCCACTATCTACTGCAGATATAGCAGCACTTGCTCTAAAGGCTCCACTTGCATCACCAGCACTTACAGGAGTACCAACTGCGCCAACCGCAGCAGCAGCTAATAATACAACACAGGTTGCTACTACAGCATACGCAGATCGTGCAGCATCAAATGCAGCAGCAGCACTAGTTGCATCAGCACCAGCAGCATTAGACACACTTAACGAGTTAGCTACCGCACTTGGAAATGATGCATCATTCTCAACAACAATGACAAATGCATTGGCTGCAAAAGCACCGCTTGCTTCACCAACATTTACAGGCACAGTAACTCTTCCATCTGGAACAGTAACTTCAGGAATGATTCTTGATGGAACTATTTTAGATGCAGACATAAATGCTTCAGCAGCAATTGCTCAGTCTAAGATTTCAGGACTTTCAACAAGCCTTGGATTAAAGGCTAACCTAGCAGATCCTACATTTACTGGAACAGTAACAGTGGGCGCAGCAGGTGTAGCATTTACAGATGGTACACAAACAAAGGAAGGTGTTCCATCACGGACAACAATTCTTTCAAAGACAGCAGACTATACACTTTCAGCACTTACTGAACGTGATAATATGATTGAAATGAACTCAGGTTCAGCTACAGTGTTATATGTTCCAACAGATGCTTCTGTAAACTATCCAATTGGAACAACAATAGATATACTTAGAGTAGGTTCTGGAGCAGTTTCAGTAGCTGCTGTAACATCAGGAACTACAACAATTAACGCTACACCAGGATTGAAGCTTCGTGCACAATGGTCATCTGCAACTCTCATGAAGAGAGCAGCAAATAACTGGGTGCTTCTCGGCGACTTGATGGCGTAATAGGAAAATAGGAGATAAAAAATGGCAAATAAAAAGATAGGTATTAAATCATCAGCCCAGGACAACTTCCTAGAGCCTAAAGCTGTAACAGGTTTTACAGCAACAGCAGTCAACGGTGGAGCATTTGGAAATGGGTCTGTGTCACTTTCATGGACCCTTCCATCTGATTCACCAGCCGCAACTCTTTATAGCGTTACTTCAAGTCCCGCTACAACTACACAGACAACATCAGACACAAGCCTTTCTTTTACAGGATTATCTGGAGGAACAGCTTATACATTTACAATAGTTCCTTCAAATGCTGTTGGAAATGGTCTATCTACAACATCAGCATCAGCAACTCCAACAACAATTCCCTCAGCTCCAACAAATGTTGCAGTAACATCAACATCTGCTGGTGTAGATAACTTGACATGGACAGCATCTAATGACGGAGGATCAGGAATAACAGGATACTCTTGGGCTTCATCTGATTCAAAGGCTGGTTCTGTTGGAAACGTAACTTCCGCAAATATTAATCAAGAACAAGGAACTGCACAGACATACACAGTTTATGCAACAAATGCTAATGGTAACTCATTAACATCAGCAGCATCAAACTCTGTTACTACTTTCTTCTCACCACCTTCCTTCTTCTCGCCTCCAGGGTTCTTCTCGCCCCCAGGGTTCTTTGCGCCTCCAGGGTTCTTCGCACCTCCAGGGTTCTTCTCGCCTCCAGGGTTCTTTGCACCTCCAGGGTTCTTCTCTCCTCCAGGGTTCTTCGCACCTCCAGGGTTCTTCGCACCTCCAGGGTTCTTCTCGCCTCCAGGGTTCTTCTCGCCTCCAGGGTTCTTCGCACCACCATCATTCTTTACTCCACCATACTTCTGCATTGCTGAAAATACACCAGTATTAACAGACGGCGGATATAAGATGGCAAAAGATATACAGGTTGGAGATAACTTAATGACAGTTAAGTTTGACGATATGCCAGTTGGAGATCTTGAATGTATACTGGGAGAAATTACAGATAACTGTAATACAATATTCAAATCATGGTCATCAGAAACTTTGGACGGGCTAGAATACGTTTCATCTAAAGTAACAGATATATTTGAAAGCATAGATAAAGATATAGTTATATTTAATAATGATATTACTACAGCCTTATCAACAGTTGAGCTAGCATTAGTTTATACTAATGGTAAGCATTCATTAAAAGAAGCTTCTGAAATATCTGTAGGAGATTATATTGTAACTTACAATGGTCAAATTAATAATACTCTAGTAACATCTGTTGAATTAGGAGACAAAGCAAATGCCTACTTATTCTACAGAGAAGGTAATAATATGATTATTACTGGTGGACCAATGGTCGTAAATGGCTGTCCACTATCATCAATGTCCTCATTGATTTCTAACTAATTAAATGCTATAGTGGACTTATGTACACAAGCAAGCAAGAGATATTCCCTGGAATGTGGAAATATTCAAATGTTTTTACTGAAGACTTAGATCTAGTAAATAGAATTGAATATGAAACATCCCAGGGAAATGTCTTTTGGGAAAGAGCTTCAGTTGGACTTGATGCTGTAGAAAATAGCTACAGATTCTGCTCCGTTTTAAAAATGGATGAATTTGGAGAATCACACCCTTTATATAAAGATATATATCAAGTACAAAAAGAATGTGTAGATGACTATAATTATATGCATAATTTAGATATAAATTTTTGGGAATGGACTAACATAGTAAAATATGTTCCAAATGAATATTTTAATGAGCATTCGGATCATGGATGGTCTTATGTATCTACAGTATCTCTCGTTGGATATCCAAATGATGATTATACTGGTGGCTCTTTATATTTCCCAAAATTAAATTTAAATGTTGTTCCAGAAGCTGGCGACTTATTAATATTTCCCTCAAGCTACCTATTTTCTCATGTAGCTATGCCAGTTATAACGGGAACAAAGTATTGTTTTGCAACCATGCTTGACTATAATGATGATGCTCATTCTAGAGAGTATGATGAGTATATAGTAAGAAAATATAATAATGAAAAGAGAGCCTATAATGTTACCTAATGCAGAGTTTATATACCCAGGAATTTTAGTATACAGAGACGTTTATACAAAGGACATGGACCTTGTTAATAGACTTGAAGAGTCTTTATCAAGCGATCCAAATGCTGAGGGTATAGGGTACTCTGATGCACCACATGCAAAATATAAATGGAAGCAGGCTACAACTGGATATAGCAATAATGATTTAAAATACAGAGATTGCTATGATTTTAAAATTAAAAAGAACATATTTGATGACACTGGTAAAAGCAAAGAGCAACTTAAGCTAGAAAAAATATGGGAAGATGCAAAGCAGGCACAGGTAGGTCCAGTTCAAGACTACTCTCAGATGTTTAACCTTGCCCCACTAACATATTGGGAATCTTTTAACTTTGTTAAATATGGTAAAGATCAGCACTTTCAAGTACATTCCGATCATGGCTATTCTTATATTTCAGTATTATCTTCAGTAGGATATCCTAATGACGACTATGAAGGCGGAGAATTATTTTTTGATAAGATAGGCGTAACAATAAAACCAAAAGCAGGCGATTTATATCTGTTTCCATCTTCTTATATATATTCTCATGCAGCACTTCCAGTAAAAAGCGGAGTAAAATATTCAATAGTAACGATGCTTGATTATCATGAAGCTCCACATACACCTGACTATCGTGAGATAGAAGAAAGGTATAAGTTAATTCGTGATTAATTTTGAAGTATATAAAGATGACGGACCAGTTGCTAACATAGAGCCCCTTTCAGCAAAAAGAGATTGGATGGAGGCTACATTTGATAAGCATGCATATAGATGCTTACCCGTAACTTTAACCAATCAGTTAGGCTGGGCCATATCTTTTCCAGAAGATATAACATTTATGTGGGACGGACAAATATCTACTTCTGGAGAGCATATTAAAGTTTTAGCTGGAGAAAAGTATATTCAAACAGGAAGAGGGCAAGCTACCGTAAGCTTTGAAACAGGTCTAGTTTTTAGAACACCAGAAAACTATAGCCTTTTAACATACAATGTTCCAAACATGTTTATGGAAGGAGTTTCTCCATATACTACAATAATAAGCTCATCCTTTTTTGAAGGACCACTTCCAGTTGCTTGGAAAATCACAAAAGCATTTGTACCAATAACAATAAAAGCTAATCAGCCAGTAGCTGCTGTATTTCCAATATCTCTTGCTAATATTCAAGGATCTACGTTAATAATAAAAAATATAAAAGATTTGATTAGGGTTAAAAGAGATATTCCTTTAGATTTAGATGAAGCAGTAAAGTCAGCTGCAGATGCCGCCGCTAATGGCGGGTGGACAGATTATTACAGAAATGCAATAGACTATATGGGAAACAAACTTGGAAGACATGAAGCTAAGTCTTTAAAATTATTAGTTAAAGATGAGTCAAATGAATAAGATTAGTTTTTGGTCAAATAGGCCAGCGAATAACGATACCACAATCCCCGTAACTGCTAAAAAAGTTATGCCTCAGTGGTTTTTAGATGCTAAAAAATATTGGAAAAATGAAGAAGGAAAAGAATACATAATTGCAGAAGGAGAAAAAGGTCTTGGGTTCAAGGCTTGTCCAGCTCTTTTAGATTTATTTAATTGTGGATACATGTTAGTTACTCCATGTGATGTTGTAGTTTATATGCAAGAAGGAAAAAAATTAATTGTTTCTTCACCAGAATTTCCAGATTTTTGTGAGGCTAGACCTTATATGAATGAATTTAGTTATCCTTATGGATACGCAACAGATTCATTTCATTGGTTTCCAAGCTGGGGATTTGATTTGCCAAAAGGGTATAGCGCACTTGTTGTTCACCCTTTAAATAGATACGATTTACCATTTTTAACAACAAACGGTATAATTGATAGTGATAAGTATGGTTCACCAGGATTGATGCCATTTTTTATTAGAGAAGATTTTACAGGGGTGATCCCAAAAGGAACACCGTTTGCACAAATAATTCCTTTTAAAAGAGAAGACTGGAAAGCCGAATATGATTTTATTGAATTAAACGATATGATTAAAAAGCACGAAGAGACTGTAAATAAATATAGAGTCCCCTTTGGTGGGATTTATAAAAGATATACTTGGGTTCAAAAGAAGTACGAATAGGGGATAAAAATGGATAGAGAATTAACTTACAAAGAAGACATTAGAACATCTAGAGAATCAATAACTCCTTCAGGTTATTTTGGCGGATGCAAAGAAAATATTGTAGAAATAGAAAACTTTTTAACCGAAGAAGAGTGTGACTTCCTTATACTTTTTGCCAAGGGGAACACAGTTTGGGATGTAACTAAATCGGCAGTTAATGAAAATGGCAATGTTATTTATGATGCAGATGTGTGGAAAGATCGTGTTGCAACAAGAAAGTCTTTAGACGAGTCAAATCCTTTAGTTTCTCCAATGCTAGAAAAAATAATTGAAAGATTAAAGCCAGTAATAGAAAAACATTTTAATGTTGAAGTAAATCCAACTGGTCCATGTATAGTTCGATGGCCAGAAGGAAGTATGCAATGGCCACATGCAGATAAAGAGCTTCATGAGGGACCAGATGCTGGAACTCCAAATAACTTTCCGTGGTATGACCTAGGAACGGTATTTTATTTAAACGATGATTACGAAGGCGGAAGATTGCATTTTCCAAGACAAGAAATTGCTTTTAAACCAAAAAAGAGAGCCGTATATTTTTTCCCAGGAGATTTAAATTACATCCATGGAGTAGACGTCATAACAAGTGGCGTCAGATACACCTCACCTTGGTTCTGGACAATAACAAAGCTAAATGAAAAGGAAGTTACTGTAAATGAATAAAATAGAATTACACCCTAAAGTAATGGTCTATAGAGACTTAATAAAAAATGTGCCAAAAGTTTTTAAAGCTATAACTGATTCACATGATAATTCAGGAGAAAATTATTTTAATCCATGGACAGACTGGAGTAAGTTTGGCATTTATGCAAGTGTCAAGGGGGACCACGAGATAGTTGGTAGACTAGGATCAGATCCAGTATTTGATAATGAATATGAAATTGTTCAAGAAGTAGAAAATGCTTACAAAGTAGCAATTGATGATTATGTAAAAACTTATGACATTCAATTACCAGAAAATAGCAGATTAAATTCTTCTTCATTTTGCAGATACCACGAGGGCGTAGATGTGCTTGAGAATGATTTAACTATGCAATATCATACTGACTACAAGCAGTCAGAAAAAGAAATGCCAGGCAATCACTTCTTTATTACATGCACTACTTACATAAACGATAATTACACTGGCGGAGAAATAGAGTTTTATATTGATGGAAAGTTTATAACACATAAGCCAGTTGCTGGAGATATTATGGTATTCCCATCAGTAGAGCCTTACTACCATGGAGTAAAAACAATTACTTCTGGATATAAGTATTTAATTAGAAATTTTATAACATATAGATATCCAGGATCTAAAGAGTGGCTAGAAAACCAAATAGAATTTGGGGCTGTTCGCTGGGCAAAGATGGAAGCAGAAAGAATTGAAAAAGCTAGATTTAATGGAAACATTATTATAAAAAATGGTCAGGTTGTATCTGGGCCAGGTATGGAGTCAATGTAATTATGGACATAGTTAAACTAAAAGAAGATGCATTTATTGTAAATAACTTTTTAACTTCAGAAGAGTGCGAGTCTGTTATAAAGTACTTTGATGCCATAACTGCAGCTGGTGTTTTAGATTGGAATCAGATATCTTTCTTTGGTTCTTTTGCAATGGGATATTGGCCAACAGATGAAAACCTTCTTCAGTTTAATTTACCAGCAAATTATTTTAATTTAGTTAAGAAAAAAATTCAAGATGCTGGAGAGATGTTGTTTGAAAGAGAGTTTAACGAGGTTAGCTTTCACGCACAGAAATGGGTAGACGGAGCATTTGCAGCTTTTCACTCAGATAATTCTGACGAACACGGAAATCCAAATGCTTTTCATAAAAGTAAATATGCTGCGTTTATATATTTAAACGACAACTTTGATGGAGGTCTTCTTAACTTCAAGCATGATGATGTTACTGTAAAGCCCGCTATTGGCATGCTAGCCTTTTTTAAAGGTGGATATATGAACGAGCATGAAGTAACCACAGTAAAGGGCGGAGATAGATATACAATAGGATCTTTTTGGGATAATGCAGATGAAGTATATGATGAAGAAACTATTAAAAAATGGGAAGATGAATTAAAGCAAACAAGAGCTCTTCAAGAAGAGCAATATAAAGAATGGGACGAGAACGTAAAACAAGGTCAAATTCCTCAATATAAGGGGAAGTATGATTATTAATAAGTTACATGATAATATCTATTACTATGAAAGAGCAATCAATAATCCTAAAGAGCTTTTAAAGCATCTAGATAAAAATGTTTGGGAGAGGTGGATGTCTTCCGATGGTGGAGAATTTTATGGCCACTCCCAAGGAGCTATGTTTGGAAGCGAAGAAATAGGATCCACAATAAATGAAAAAAATGGAATGATATTAAAGGAGATTTTTAACTCCGCTATTTTTGCTGCAAACAATTATTCAGATGCAACAGGAATTGATATTGGTTATCTTCCACCATTCTTTGCATTTAAAAAATATAATACTGGTATTGGAATGGGCCCACATGTTGATAAATATAGTGGAAAAGATAAAAAGTCTACGCTATCAATGGTCATATATTTAAATGACGATTCCGAAGGCGGAGAGATAGAGTTTGCTAATCAAGGAATATTATTAAAGCCAAAGGCTGGCAGCATAATTGTATTCCCTCCTGGGAAACCCTACATGCATGAGTCTAAAAAAGTAACAGAGGGAAATAAATATATGATCCCGCTATTCTTTTTTAAAGATAAAAAGCCAAGAGCCAGCAAAAAATGAGCTATCTATTAAAAGCAATTAAAGATCATCCAATAGCCTTCTGGCCTTTAGATGAGTCTTCTGGCCTAATTGCTTACGATATCTCTCCGTGTGGGAATAACGCTACATATACTGGCTCTTTATCAACATCTAGAATGCCTTTAGTTTCTGGAGGGCAATATGGAACTAAAATTGATTCAACGCATTATATATCTTATTCAGTTAACAATGATTATCAAGGAACTTCAATAGGCGGTAGTTTTGCAAAGCAGGATTATTCTGATAATGATTTTACCCTAGAATGTTGGTACTACCCACTCAAGCTCGACTCAACATATCAGGTAATATTTGGAGACTCAAATCAATGCTCCATTCAGGCAAACAATTCAAATATTCAGTTTCATGTACACGATGAAATTATTCAGTATACAATTCCTAATCAAAAAAAGAATACACATATTGTTGCTACCTATCATCCAGGAAGAATGTCTTTATATGTTGATGGCAAACTAGCTGTTTCTAAATCCATGTCAGACTTTAAGTTTTTAAATGAATCTCTTACAATTCAATCTAAAGCAACTGGATCATCTTCTTTTTTAATTGACGCTCCAGCAATATATAGATACGAGTTAACTGATACAACAATACTAGATCACTATAATAGCAATATCTCAATTGAGCCAATTCACATAGTTACACCAGATGGCGGAAGCCTAATAGAATTCTATGATAATAATATTGCAACAAAATTTAAATACCTTTATCCCTCAAGCAAACCCTGGCAGGAATTAGTTGCCGACGGACTAGTATACAATTCAGACCAGGATTCTTTGCAAATGAGATATGTTTCTGAGGGAGGGACAAAAGAAGTAGAAGTAGTAGAATTTATAAGTATTCCAATAGATATATATAATATAGCCTCAATAAATAAAATTCAATGGATATCAAGTTTAGGAATTTCAGTATATATTAGTTATGATGGAGAGACCTATACAGAATGTATAAATGGTAAAGCAAACCAAATAACCTCAAACGATTTTTATCTAAAGATTAAATTTACATCCTCAAATGCATCTGAATTTATTCCATCGATATCCTCACTTGCAATAAAGCTTATGTCTTCAGACCTGACAATGTATTCAAAAAATACAGGAACATATGTCGACAATTTTATTAGCTCATCAATTTTGGACAAATATCCAGTTATGCAAAGAAATTCCCAGAGCGGTGTATTTTGCAGCAGTTCTGGAACTTTTGACATTCATCAAAATTTTCCTGTAAATTCAATTGAGTTTTTGTATACCCCATACTTAGTATCTGGAACAAGATCTGCCTCTTTCCCAGCTGGCAATATATACGTAAACGGTATATTAAAAACAGGATCTAATATGTCAGATTTATTTAATGTTGGAGAAATGCACCATGTTGTCATAAATACTTCTGCTATATCAAGCCTTTTAAATTTTAATGCCAGCGGTAATTCAGCGCTATTTCAGCATATAGCTTTGTACGCTAACCAGCTTAACGCTGGAAAGATATTAAATCATTATAACCTATACATCGGGAGACCCTCAATATCTGTGTCAGAATCGTCTTTCTCTGTGACAGAAAACCTTTTTAAAGCATATAATAATAACTGGATGGTTATTCAAAACTCATAATTTGTCACATAGATGGACAATCTATGGACTTATACAGCAAAGAATGGTAAAATAAATGTCTATGGATATTAAAAGAATTGATCAGTCGGTTGTTGAAGAAACACGCTTAGGTATATATGTGTGGGAAATGCCAGACGGCAGATGGATTGGAGATGATGATGGTAACTTCTTATCAGTCACATCAACCAAAGGAAACAAGTCAAAGATCGATGCTTTGGTTAGAGAAGTTAGCTCGTATGGTATATACGAGGGCGCACCCAAGTTTCTTTCAGGAAGACGCAAAATCGATGACGAAGAGTTTGAATATCAAAAGCAAAGATTAAACTGGGGATTAACTCCAGACCCGCTAGACATTGGCGTATATAAAGATAATATTAAAAACGGGGGAAAGCCATAATGGAACACATGGATGATAATGAACAAATTTTAGATATAGAAGTTAAGAATTCTTCTGACACATGGACAGATTTTGTTAAGTCCTCAACTCCAACAGTTTCCTCAGATCCATTTGATATTGAAGTTAATGAAATTAAAAAACTTAATGGCCTAGGCTCATCATTTAAAAGAAAAGTTTCAAGAGAATTTAGTAAGTCATTTACAGGAAAAGACGGAGCTCAAACACAACAGAACTTAATGGCTCAGGCTATTACTGGTTACGCCATGTTTGATTTAGTAATGCCACCATTTAACCTAGACTACCTTTCAAAAATTTATGAACTATCAACATATAACTATTCTGCAATTAATGCAAAGGTTGCTAATATTGTTGGACTAGGATATAGTTTTACAGAAACAAGAAAAACTAACGAAGCTCTTGATGGAATAACAAGCCCAGAGCAATTAGATCGTGCACGTAAAAAGATTAATAGACTCAAGCAAGATGTACAGCTATGGCTTGACTCTACAAATGATGAAGATACATTTACAGAAACTTTAGTTAAAGTATATACAGATTTAGAAACAACTGGAAATGGATATATTGAAATTGGTAGAACTGTAGCAGGGGACATTGGCTATATTGGGCATATCCCAGCAAAAACAATGCGTGTTCGTAGAATGCGTGATGGATTCATGCAGCTTCTATATGGCAAGGTTGTATTCTTTAGAAACTTTGGAGATCAAGAAACTCCTAATCCAATCACAGACGGAACAGATAGACCAAATGAAGTTATTCATTTAAAGAAATATACACCAATGAATAATTACTACGGAATTGCAGATATTGCTGCAGCTCAAAATGCTTTAGCTGGTAACGAATTTGCTGGCAAGTATAACCTTGATTATTTTGAAAACAAAGCGGTACCAAGATATATAATTACGGTAAAGGGAGCAAAGCTTTCTCCAGAAGCAGAAAGAAAACTTCTTGAATTTTTTCAGGTTGGCCTTAAGGGAAAGAATCACAGATCCTTATATATTCCCCTTCCAGCCGATACACCAGATTCAAAGGTTGATTTTAAAATGGAGCCAATTGAGGCTGGCACACAAGAAGGTTCATTTAATATTTATCGTCAGGCAAATAGAGATGAAATACTTTTGGCCCATAGAGTCCCTATTTCAAAAATTGGAATTCCAGCAGGCATAAACCTTGCAGCAGCTAGAGATGCAGATAAAACATTTAGAGAGCAGGTCTGTAAGCCAGCCCAGGATATTTTGGCTAAAAAAATTAATAGAATTATTGAAGAAAAAACAGATGCTTTAATAATTAAATTTAATGAACTTACACTTACAGATGAAGATACCCAATCTAAAATTGATGAAAGATATCTTAGAATGCAGGTAATTACTCCTAATGAAGTTCGAGTAAGAAAAGGCATGGTTCCAATTGACGGAGGAGACGAAGTTGTAGAATTAAAGCCACAAGCAGCAGCAGAGCAATCTGCTCAGGCTGGAAATACTAGAGCAAGAACTCAGGCAAGAGATGCAAATTCCCCAGATAAATCTGGAGAGGCTCGCCAACCAAAAGGTGAAGGTAGAGTAACGGCCTAATTATTAGGCAACCACTATTTGCCTTTTTAGATATAAAGCCCTAAAATTAAGCATATGAATATCGAAAAGTCTATCTGGTTTTCAGAGGGCGATAACATCGCTCTTTCAGTTCCGTTTACTAAAGTAAACAGAGAAAAAAGAACTGTGTCTGGATTCGCAACATTAGACAATCTAGATCAAACTGGCGATGTAGTAACAGCAGAAGCAAGCACAAAAGCATTTGAAGGTTTCCGTGGAAACATAAGAGAAATGCACGGATCGCTTGCTGTTGGTAAAATGATTTCTTTTAAGCCAGAAACATACTATGATCCAATTTCAAAAAATTTTTATAATGGCGTTTATGTAGATGTATATGTTTCAAAGGGTGCACAGGATACTTGGGAAAAAGTTCTTGATGGTACTCTTTCTGGTTTTTCAATCGGCGGTAAGATATTAGAAACAGATAATGAAGTAAATAAGTCAACAGGCGAATCAGTACGTTTTATTAAAAATTATGAGCTTATAGAATTGTCAATAGTTGATTCACCAGCTAACGAGCTGTGCAATGTTTTGTCAGTACAAAAGGTTAATGGCAAAATGGTATTTAAAGGAATTGCAGCAAACGTAAAGACAGAAAATATTTTTTATTGTGAAGAAAGTGATTCAGTTTTTATCTCAGAAAACAAAACATTTGATTCACCAATTACAGGAAAGCCAGCAGAATTAATTGGATGGGTCGAAAGCTCAGATGTTAATAAAGCTAAAGAAATAGATAAAATTCTTGATTTTTTTAAGAAATCAAGATTACCGTTAACTGAAAATCAAATGATTGTAAAGCATGTTAACGCAGAAGGAGGTAATGAAATGTCAGATATCCAAAATGACGTAGCAGTTGAAGAGACTGTTGTAGAAAATACAGTTGCTGCTGAAGAGGCACCAGCTGAGGCTCCTGCTGTTGATACAGTAGAAGCTTCTGATGAAACATTGGAGAAGGCAGCCGACGTATCTGAAGTTGAGGTTAATGAACCCGATTTTGCAAAGATGCTTGGCGATCTTAAAGGATTTTTATCAGAAACTCTAGACAAGTCTGCAGCAATTAGCGCAGAAAAAGTTGAAGAGATTAAGACATCTGTAGATGCATTTAGCAAGTCAATTGATGCACGTATTACAGATATAGAGAACCAGCACAAGGCTTTAGCGGAGTCATTCGCAGCTACTGTTGATACAGTAGAAAAGCGTGTTGACGCAGTTGAGTCAGAAACTGCAATTAAGAAGTCCTTTGATCTTGGCGGATCACAGGAAGTTATAAAAAAATCAAAATGGTCAGGAGCTTTCCTCGGTTCCGTATCAGAATTAATTAACTAAGGTAGGTGAAATAAACAATGAGTAATGAACTATTAGAAAAGAGCATCGCAGCTGGTACAACAGCTACAGGTACTTTCAGTTCTACATCTGGTGGATCAGGTATCCACACCGCATCAGAAAATGGTAACGGTGGTTTACTAAACCCAGAGCAATCTGCTCGATTCTTAGATTATATGTTCGACGCAACCGTAATAGGCAAGGTCGCACGTACAGTCCGTATGAAGGCAGACACAACAGAGATTGATCGTATGTCAATTGGTGAGAAGCTTGTAAAGCTTGCATCAGAAGGCGACAACACAAACAGCGGAAATGCTGCAGTGACATTCTCAAAGATTTCTTTGACAACAAAGAAGCTTCGTCTTGATTGGGAACTCTCAACAGAGTCTCTAGAAGACAACATCGAAGGTGCAGATCTTGAAGATCATATTGCACGTATGATGGCAACACAGGCAGGTAATGATATTGAAGATCTAGTCCTTAACGGAGATACTTCACTATCTGGAGACCTGCTTTACAAGGCATTTGATGGTGCAGTTAAAAAGGCAAAGGCTGGCGGTCACGTAGTTGATGCAGCTGGTGCGAATATCACTCGTGCAGTATTTAACTCAGCTCTTAAGGCACTTCCACGTAAGTACAAGCAGCGTCGTACAGACCTTCGCTTCCTATCAGGTTCAAACTTGATTCAGGATTACTTATACGCAACATCACAGAACATCCAGAATGTTAACCCACAGGACATTGCTTCAGGCATCATCCGTGGAGACGTTCCTGTTCTAGGTGGTCCAGCAGGTTATGTAGCTCCATACGCATTTGGTATTCCAATCGTTGAAGTTCCATTGCTTCCAGAAACACAGGCTGGTGACTATTCAGGTCACGCAGGCTCACACGGTGATATACACTTGACATTCCCAAATAACGTAGTTATTGGTATCAAGCGTGATGTAACTGTTTATCGTTTTTTCTGGCCAAAGAAGGACTCAATTGAGTACACAATGTATACTCGTGTTGGCGTCCAGATTGAACAAGCAGATGCTTGGGTCGTTGTAAAGAACGTCAAGGTTGCTTCATAATTTAGAAATAACCTTAAAGGCCCCCATATTTTATATGGGGGCTTTTCATTTTAATTTACTAATGCTATAATTAATAGACTAGAAAAAGGAGATCTTTATGTCATTTGAGACACTAAAAGTATCAGAATTAAAAAAAGTCGCTGAAGATTTTGGCGTAGATTTAGAAGAGTCTAAAAGCAAAAAAGATATAATTGCAGCGTTAGCTGAAGAAGGTGTAAGCTGGGGAGTCTATGAAAAGACTATTCAAATCCTAGAAGAAGCAGAAGATGAAACAATGGAAATTCTTCCAAAATTTGATCCAAAGAAAGAGCAGCCCAAAGATTCAGTTTTGGTTAGAATGACTAGAGCTAATTTTAGATATGATATTATGGGTCATACTTTCACAAAAGACCATCCGTTTGCCGTAATGAGCGAATCAGATGCTCAAGCAATATTTGACAAGGAGGACGGTTTTAGAGTAGCAACACCTAAAGAAGCACAGGAGTTCTACCACTAAAGCTATTAATAAATGGCAGAAATATATATTGATTATGCATCACCAATTAAAACAAAAATTTTTTGGGGTGGTGAAATAACAAATGTTAATGACCTATATCCTGTCGAAGTAACAGTTTGGGATATAACAGAAGACCCAACAGTTGACCCATTAGTAGACCCATCTATTCCTATTTATGAGGGAGAGGCTCAAAAAGTTGAAACGGATGATGGTACTTATCAAATTACTCTTCCGTTAGATTTATGTAATAGGGCAAAAGAATTAAGAATACGCTGGGATTATAAAATTGATGATAATCAAGCTGGTCACTATACAAATATGAGTATAGTAAAGCCTTATGTAGGATTAGCAGAAGTCTATGAGGACCTTGGATTTGGAACAGATTATGGAGATCCAAATCACAAAACTTACCATGAGTTACAAATGGCTGAAAAATATGCACGTAAAATGATTGAAAATTTTTGCAATCAAGTTTTTTATCCATATAATGATTTTCAAATTGTTTATGGTGCTGGTACTAATTTAGTTCCATTGCCATTTAAACTTTTAGAACTACATGAACTTTATGAAAATGATATTAAGGTTATAGATAGAGTTAATAATATAAATAACTGGGTATATAATCCAATGCCAGTTGAATCAGGGTTTGGATTAAGAGTAGATCAATCTACAGCATATGACGATGTTGTTTATGTTGCTAACGGCGTAGTTCCTCCAACAGTAAATGATTGGGGTTTTGGCGGAGCATTTAAAAGAGGTTATAGATATCGCATTCAAGGTAAATATGGCTGGAAAGATGTACCAGACAATGTTGAAGAAGCATGTATTATATTGATGAAAGATTTTTTTTCAAAAGATATTGCTTGGAGAAATAAATATCTTAAAAATATTCAAACATTTGATTGGCAGTTTGAATTTACTGGTGATGCATATAGAGGAACTGGAAACTATTATGTAGACCAGCTGCTTGCACCATATGTGATCAATGGTATGGTTGTAATCTAATGTCATTAATAGTTGGAGCCATATTGGCAATGACTGCAGACGTATATAGACAGTCAAATATACAAGATCCAGAAACTGGCCACCTTCAAAAAACATGGACATATTATAAAACAATTGATTGCCTTGCAAAAGGAGTAATTTCTAACTCAACAACAAGAAAAGGAAATGCTCAAATTTTTGATAATACTTATGCAGATGTTCAAATGCTTGAAATTAGAACAAAAGAAAAATTAACCATTAAAGAAAAAATAACAAATATTAAAGATTCACAAGGAAATAACATATGGACAGAGCTTGATATTCCATATGATACACCTACAGTATTTGAAGTAATAGGCACAACCCCCTTAACAGACCCTTTTGGCACTACGCTTGCTTTTAACTCAACAGTTAAAAGATCGGAGAACCAGGTAATTGGCGAATAACGTAGCTTTAGTTAATGCCACTTCAACACTAGAAAGATTTATGGTTGATGGTAAAAAAACTGGCATGCTTAAAGAAAGCCTTACCGCACAAATATCTGCAGCAATATTTTATCAGTCTACAGTAATATCTAAGCTAGAAACAAATAAAGCATTTCATAATACATTTAGTAAAATAATATTTGATCAAATAGAAAAAGACTTTGGTTCATATGTAGATGCACAAGCAAGAACAAAGCCTAAATCTTTACACCATGTTTATGAATGGCAAAAAACTGGAAATATGGATGCAAGATTATTTAAGTTAAATAAACTTCCAACTCAAGGACTTGGCGTAAGCTTAGTTTTTGAATTTCTTCCATCTAAATCAGCAGTGCCTTCAACTAGAGCTAAAAGAAGATATGTGTTTACAAACAAAGCTAAGATTATGGAAGAAGGAATTCCAGTTGTAGTCTCTCCAAAATTTGCTGAGAGGATCGTATTTGATACTGGGTTAGGATATACTGTATTTATGCCCAAAGGAGCTTCTGTGACTATCAGGAGGCCTGGTGGGGTTGCTGCAAAGCAGTCCTTTGAAATGGCGTATAAGAGATTTTTTACAACAGCTCTAGTAAGCGAATCAATAAAAAGATCTGGATTTCAGCAAATATTTAATATGAAGGTTGGTAAGGCACTTAGCCTTCCAGCACAAATTAAAAAGGTTAAGTATTCATTTTCCCCAGGCGGGTTAGTACTAGAGTCAGAGCTTGCTTTAAACAAAGCATTTGGAGGATTATTATGACAGTAAACTATAAACTAGATGCAATGCTAGAGATAAGAAAATTTTTATGGCAAGAACTTGTGTCAGCTGGGATATTTGATCCAGAGCAGTATGCCTTAGACGGTGGTGGAACAACAAATCCTATATTGCCAGTCCAACAACCAGCAGATATGAATCAATTATTCAATGGCAAAAAACATATTATCTATGACAAGATAAACATGTCCTATGAAGACAACTGGATGATATGCAATGATCAAATTCTATTTACTATATATTCTACACAGATATCAGAAATCAATGAAATCACAAACTTTATGATAGATTTATTTAGAAGAATGGATGATTCAGCCAAAGACGTTAATGGAAGCCTAGGAATATCCACGGCCTTTAAATTCTTTAGCACATATATAGTAGACATATCACCCACTACGCCATCAAAAGAAATGTCTGGATTCTACTCCTCAGACATAATACTTCAGGCCAAATACTCCAGATTTGTGGAAAATGGTAGGTATATCTAGTTTGCCTTATGGGGCATTATACACTAAAATTAGACTTAGAGGAAAGGCCTAGCCAGCCAAATTATTTTACAATTAAATATCAAGATTTAATATAGGAGGTTTAAACTATGGCAATACAAGCCACAGGAAATGCAAAGAATATTCTAGTTGGTGCTTCACCACTGTTTCTTTCAACAAAAGATTCAACATCAGCAACATACAAAGAAAATGCTGAGCCTGGTAGCGCAGACGGAGTTGCGTTTGTTTCAGGTACATCATATACAACAACACTTAACGCAGTTGATCTATCAACAGCTAAATACCGTAACGTAGGTTACACAAATAACGGTCTTCAGATTACTTATAACCCAACATACGGTTCAGTAACAGTAGATCAGCTTCTAGATACAGCAAAGCTGTTCAAGGAGTCAATGGAAGTTATGATTGCAACAGAAATGGCAGAAGGTACTCTTGAGAACGTTCTTGCAGTATTTGGTCAGGGAACATCAACTCTTTCAGCAGCATTAACAAACTCTGCAACATCAACACAGACATTAGGTTTAGAAGCTGGTGCCCTTGGTGTAGCTCCAACAGAGCGTCAGCTAATTGCTGTCGGACAAGCACCAACAACAGTTGGCGCTTCAACAGAGCGTGTTTATTATGCTCGTCGTGTACTTTCAGTACAGCAGTCACAATTCTCACTTGCACGTAATAATGCAACCACATTCCCAGTCACATTCCGCTTGCTTCCATCAGGAGACACAGCGTATGCAGGACAGGAATACGGTAAGATTATTGACCGTGTTTTGACAGTTACAGCATAATTTAATTAAATTAAGAAACCCCCCCCAGAAATGGGGGGGTTTTCTGTTTGTAAGAGTAAAACCATTATGTTATAATAATTAAGACTAGATCCTAGGAGGATTAAATTGGCAACAACAGTATATGATGTAGAAAAAATTAAACTACAAAACGGTGTAGAGGTAGAGCTTAAACCTCTTACAATTAAAGAGCTAAGAAAGTTTATGATAGTTATTCAAAAGACAGCAGAAGTTTCCACAGAAGATGAAACCCTCACATTACTTATTGATGCATGTGCAGTTGCTTTAGAAAAGCAATTACCAGAATTGGTAAAAGATCGTGATGCATTTGAAGATGTTTTGGACGTTCCAACCATTAACCGCATTTTAGAAATTTGTGGAGGAATTAAGATGGACGACCCAAACCAACTAGCAGCGACGGTTCTGGCTGGTCAGAACTAGATCTTGCTGCATTAGAGGGAGATGTATTTCTCCTTGGACATTGGAAGAATTACCAGGAACTAGAAGAAAATCTTTCAATGCCAGAGTTAGTACAAACATTAAAGTCTATGCAACAAAAAGAAATGAATCAAAGAAAGTTTACAGCGGGACTTAAAGGCATAAACTTAGATGAAGAAGCAAAAGAAAGTAGCAGTACTTTTGAAGATGTACAAAGAAGAGCTTTAGGTATAGAAACATCAGGAGATGATGTTGTTTCATTACAAGGGGCGTTTGCCTCACAGGCAGGCTTTGGAATTGGAGAAGGTCTAGGCTATTCAAAGGAGTAACATATAAGTAATGTCTAATGAAAATGTAGTAATGAATTTAACCGCTAATGCGGATTTTTCTAATCTAGTAACAAGCGTTAATAGAGTTACTGCCTCACTTGCAAAAATGCAAGAGCAAATTGGTGCAAGCAATAGAATTTTAACTGGACAAATTGCAGCAACTAATAAAGCATTTTCTGATACATTACGACAAACAGGACAATTTGGTACACACTTTGTAACCTTAAATGATGATGTTGCAAAATTTGGCAATCAATTAGATAAAGGTCAATTAAAGCTTAGAGATTATTACGGTGCATGGCAACAGCATGCAAAAACGTCTGGCGGATTAGTTAGAGACCTAGCAGCACAGCAAGTACAATTACAGAATGCTATATTGCAACCCTTGGGCAAAAATGCTCAAGGGCTAATGCAATTTAATGTACAGGTTCCAAAAGGCTTAGATGTTGTAAAAAATAAAACAGCTCTAGCATCTCAAGAGCTAAAGATCATGAATAAGGTTATGCAAGAAGGCGCTAATCAGATGATTAACTGGGGTAAAAATACTCAGTGGGCAGGTCGTCAATTAACAGTAGGATTAACAATACCATTAGCAGCATTTGGCGCAGCAGCAGCAAAAGCATTTAGAGAAGCAGATGCAGAACTAGTTCGTTTAACAAAAGTTTATGGTGGAGTAGCTGCAACATCTCAAGCAGACCTTAGTAAAATTAGAAAAGAAGTGTCTGCAACTGCAACTAGTTTAGCAAAACAATATGGTGCTTCATATAAAGATACTATTTCATTAGCTGCAGATTTAGCTGCTACTGGAAAAGAAGGAAATGATTTATTAAAAGCTACGGCACAAGCAACAAGACTTATGGTTCTTGGTGAAGTAGATAGACAACAAGCAATGAAAACAACATTAACATTGCAAAATACTTTCAAAGAAAATACCAGCCAATTAGCAGAATCTATAAATTTTCTTAACGCAGTTGAAAACCAAACTTCCCTTACACTTCAAGATTTAACTGAAGCAATTCCAAAAGCTGGTCCAGTAATAAAAGCACTTGGTGGAAGTGTAAAAGATTTAGCCCTTTATTTAACAGCAATGAAAGAAGGAGGAATTGGCGCAGCAGAAGGAGCAAATGCAATTAAATCAGCTTTTGCTTCTCTTATTAATCCAACAGCTAAAGCTACAAATTTATTTAAGAGCTTTGGAATAGATTTACAAGGAATGGTTAAAAAGAATACAGGCAATACAACTGCCATGATTCTTGATTTACAATCTGCATTAAATAAATTAGATCCTTTATCAAAATCTAAAGCAATTGAACAACTTTTTGGTAAATTTCAATTTGCTAGAATGACAGCGCTTATTGATAATTTAGGAAAACAGGGATCACAATCATTAAGGGTATTAGATTTATTAAAACAATCAACAGGAGACATTGCAGCGATTGCAGACCGAGAATTAAAACAGGTTACCGAATCAGCCTCTGGTAAATATAAAAGGGCTGTAGAAGGCCTTAAAGCCGATCTAGCAGGCATTGGAGATCAGTTCTTAAAGATACAAACTTTCTTTATTAATGTAACAGATAAAATTATTAGATTTGTAAATATATTGCCTGGACCAGTAAAAACAATTCTTACTTTGTTAACTGGATTAACTGCAATTGCAGGTCCTCTTATTATGCTTGTTGGTGTAATGGCAAACTTTATTGGATATATAATAAAAGGAGCATTTCATTTTAAAGCATTATTTAAATCAGGGGAAGGCTGGAGAATGCTTACTCCAGAGATCCTTGCAGCTCAAAAAGCTGGATCTTTAATTGAAAAAACATTTTATAGCGATGCAAAAGCAGCACTATCTTTAGCTGAAGCTTTATCAGTATTAGAAGGTGGATATTCATCATTACAATCAAAGATGAACGCAGGTGCAATAACAGTACAGCCTGCAATATCTACAATTGCAGGCTCACCGATTTTAGCAGGAACTGGAGCGGGATCAAGAGTAGTTGATCCTAGAAATCCATTAGTAGGACAACAGGGAACTAGAGCATCTGCACATATTAACCCATTACGTGGAAGAACACAAGAACAAATTGCAGCATCTACAATATTTGGATTTGTTCCAGGCCCAATTCCAGTAAATAATGCACTTAAAGATACTCCACAAATGTATGCCAATGGAGATCTTCCTAATATACCAGGGCTTACAACTTCACCAAGTAAGCATGGTCCAGTTTCTTCTGGAATAGTTGCATCAGAAGCAACAAAATTTCAAACTTTAATGGGCACAATGTCAATGATGAGCAAAACAGAAGTTGCAGCAATGAAAAAAGAAATTCAAACTACTGGAACAGTAAGTACAGAATTTATGACAGCATATTCTTCATTATTGCCAGAAATTACGTCTATATCTCAGAAAGCAGTAACTTCTTCAGCAGCAATTGTTTCTCAAGTTCAATCTGGAGAAATGCAATTATCTGCAGCTAAAGAAAAATTAATTCAGCTTAATTATGAAATTGAAGCAGCGATGGGTGCTGCAACTCAAGGTGTTGCAGCCTCACTTGGAAGAACTGCTAATTTAACAACAGTTCCAGGAATTGATCAGCCAGTAATTGATCCAAAAGGTAAGTCTAATATGAGACAGCTATTTGGAAAAGGAAATGCTTCATGGATGGACAAACTTGCAGGGGTATTTGGAATTAAAACTTGGGGAGCAAGTTATTCAACACATACAACAATACCAAAAAGATTAAATTCAGGTGGAGCAGTTTATAATCCAAATAAAGATGGAAATATTGTTCCTGGAGACACATCAATAAATTATGATACAGTTCCAGCAATGCTACAGTCTGGCGGTTTTATATTAAATCAAACAGCATCAAAAAACAATCCAGATCTAGTACAATTAGCTAAAAACAAATATGCATCTGGCGGATCAGTTGTACCAGCATTATTAACTGCAGGAGAAACTTATTTTCCTCCTGAATTAGCATCTCAAATGATGCCAACACTTAATATTGCAAATAGTGGAACAAAAGTTCAATTAAGAGCATTAGGTGGTTTAATATCACCAAAAAAAGGAAACTACGGTTTAATTCCTTCAGCTTCAATTGTAGAAAAAATGATAGCTTCATTGGCTAAAAATGAATATGCAGCAAGATGGTTAAAAGATTATAATTCTAAACCATATGCATCAAATGGAGTTATAAGAGGTTCTGCAGAAAGCATTTATAAACTACTTGGTATTACACCTAAAGATAATGAATCATTTAATCAATTTGGTCATATGATCAGAACTTCAAAAACAAAAACTTCAGTCATTCCTGGTTTTGTTGCTAAACCCCCTACTGCTGTTTATGGAAAAAAAGCTGATTTTATTGGCTTTAATAAATCTCTTAGTGGAAATGGAATATCAGATAAAAATATTCGTAAGTTTATAGAAAGTTTATTAGCTGGAGGCAGTGGATCAATAACTGGATCATCTTCTCAGTTTGTTGAAGCACTTACAAAGAATAATATTTTAGATAATGTTATAGCTAAAGAAATTAATCAAAAAATACAATCTGAATATGTAAGAGAATTATTTAGAATGAAAAGAAGAGGGGTTACAGTAACAGATGAAAATAACCCATACTTTAATGTTTCTAATTCTATAATAAAACAATATTCTGAAAAAGTTCCACATTTAGATAATTTATGGAACCAGTTTAATTTAAAAAATTCGGCAGTAAATCCACATTATTTATCTGAAATGAATAGCCCTGCAAAACGTGGCCCTGGAAGTATTGGTGTAAATGATATAACTTTAAGCAATCCAGCTAATGGAATGGGAATTAATGTTGGCAAATTAATTGGTTCTGAAGGTACAGCAGTGTATCATTCAAATAATCCAGTATGGCAAGAGTCATTGCTTCCAAAATCAAGAATGGGAATAATAACAAAAAATTGGCCTAAAAAACAACAATTTTATCCAATGGGAAGACAATATACATTAGGTAATCAAGACCCTTTACATGGCCCACTTCAAATTGGTAAGTCCATGCAGATGCAGCATAGTGCTGGATATGATCCATATGCAGCTAAGAGCGTATATTACTCAGACAACTTTGGTAGATTAAATATAATGGATGCATTTCTTACAGGAACACAAAAAGAACGTGGAATGTATGCAACAGCACAATACATGGGCGGGAACCTTGGAGTAATGTCACAAATGGAGCGTTTAGGCAACCACCCACTTGGACCAATAGCTGCAATGAAATCATTACAAAAGAAATTTACTGGAAAACTTTATCGTGGAATCATGTTGGGAAAAACTCAAAATGCCGTCCCAGCAGATATAGAAAAAGCAATCATAGAAGCAAGAACTACTGGAAACCTTGAAGGTTTATTGGGTAGAGAATTTATAATGAGAAGATCTTCCTGGAGTCAAAAAGAAAATATTGCACAATATTTTTCTCCTGGTCATGGTGTAAATCCAGAATCTATTTTATTTGAAGCAAATGTTAAAAATAGAAATGTTTTGCCTTCATCACAACTTTTTCCAAACAAAGCATTTCAAGCCCCTTATGGACAATCATGGAACAAAACAAAATTTGGTAGCGGAGCGCAATCAGAACAAGAATCAATATTTGGCGGAAAATTTAAAATAGTTGGAATGCAAGGCGGTAAGGTACAGCTTGAAACAGTTGTTGATGCAGCTCGTGAAATGGGTGGGCCAGTAAATTCTGGAAGACCTTACCTTGTTGGAGAAAAAGGTCCAGAGCTATTTGTTCCAAAACATGATGGTGGGATAATTTCTCATTACGCACTAGGAGGAATGGTTTCTTCTGGAAAAAATACATATGGTTTAAGTCCAGCAAAAGCAATGGTGGGCAAAAATATTGCGGGACTTGCGGCTTGGATACTAGGTCCAATGTTATTGCAAAAAATGGGCGTAAGTTCAGGAATTACAAATGGTTTGATGACAGCTGGCTTTGCAGGTCAAGCAGCCTATTCAATGCATTCACAATATAAAGCTTTTAAAGGAGCTGGTCAAGGAGCTGAAATAGTTGGCGATGTTGCAAAAGCAGAGGGAGCAGTAAGCAAACTTGCACCAAGATTTGCACAGCTTGCTGGAGCCGCTTCAAAAGCAGCAGGCCCAATAGGATTGGTATTTACAGCAATACAAGCCTACAGTTTCTTAGAAGAAAAAAAACGACATTCTCAAGAAGTATTTGCAACCTCATTTGGACTTTCTGCAAAAGCAGCTAAAGAAGCTGGAATACAGATACAAAATCTTGACGCTCAATTAAAAGCTTCATCAGATGCAGCGGGAGCAACTAAAACAAAAGCAGCATTATTATTTTCACAAGATAGCGCTGGAATCAAAGGCTTATCGTTAACAGTAGGACAGCTTAAATCACTTGAAACATCAGTAAAGAAAACAATGCCTACATATATGGAAGCATTTAAAAAAATGACTGGAAAAGAAATTCTTACAGGTGCAGCTAATATCAAAGCGCAATGGGTGGCAATGGGAATGAGCATACAAGATGCAAATTCTAAAATATACACACTTGTTAAATTAACTCATGGCTCACAAGCTGCATTAAATGCAATAACATCTAGCGCATTTACAAAAATTACAGATAAAGCATCTGCTTCAGAATATGCAATAAAACTTGTTGGGCAAGCAATTAAAAATATTAATAATGTTGGTGCAGCTGGAGCTGCAAATGCATTAGATACTTTCTTTCAAATTCAAACAGCAAAACTACAAGCACTTCAACAAAAAGCAGCAAAAGATGGTAAAGGTACACCTTACAGCAGTTCATACTCAGATACAATGTCTAGCTATACAAAAAGTGGTTATGGCGATATTAAAATAACAAGAGATATAATAACAGAGCTTTCAAAAACTCAACCCATACTTGCAAGCATACTTAATGCTACAGATACAATTGGCTCATCTTTAAGTAAATGGATAATTGCATCAAGCGGCTCAATAACTAATCTTAGCAAAATTTCTACACTTACAGCAGGTCAAGCAAATACAGTTGCTCAAGCAATAGTTGCAGTTCAAGATGGAGCAAACAAAGCATTATCTAACGACAAGCTTGCAGGAGCTGCAGAAAAAAGAATAATAACTACTCAAGCCGCTTTAAATAAAGCAAGTGTGGCATCTGCAGGAATGACAGTTGTAGACCAAATATCTTCTAAAAAAAGAATTAAATATTTAGAAGATGAAATTAAAAAAATTAATGAAGCAGCTTCAGCTCGCAAAAAAGCCATGGAGCAACAACAGTTAGATGCAGATACTTTAACTCAAATACAAAAGAAACAATTGGAGTACCAGCAAGCCCTTGCTTCTGGAGATCAGTCTGCTGCAGCTCAAGCTCAACTAGATATACAACAGCTTTCACAAAATAGGCAAACAGACACTGCAAAAAATTCAATAGACATTGCTGCAGCAAATAAAACTGGTCCTTTACAACAAGAGATAGATGCCATTAACGCTTCTCTCACCGCATCGGCAGATGCACAAACATTAGCTGCAGATTCAATGACTAATCTTTCAAAAAGTTTAGATGATCTAATATCTAAAGATTTATCACTTAAATCCTCTTTGCAAAAAGCTATTGAAGATAAAAGAATTTTTGGTACAGATTCTAAAACATTTAAAGAAGATATTAAAGTTATGCTAGATGACTATGCAGCATTAACTGGACTAAAAAAATCAACTTCTGGAGTTTATACGGATGCAAAAGGAAATGTCATAACAGCAGAAGGATTATATGCTTCATTAGAAAAAGCAACGCTAGATAATATCAATGTTGCTGGGAAAACAGTAATTGTAACAGCTGCTGGAGAAATATTAACTGGTAAAAATTTAACGGGTGGAGATCCTTTAATAGGACTTCCAGCAAAACAAAAAGCTGCAATTACAGCAAACGAAAAAAAACCTTTGGATCAACAAGATCCAAATATTCCACATCCAACAGCAGTTGGTAAAAATGGTCCTATAACTGGAATGCCAAAACCAGGACTTAAAAATAAAAACCTTGGTCCAGCTACAGGCGCAGAACCAAAAGCACAAACAATAGGGGACTATATATATGCTGGAAATGGAATGGTTGTACTTAAATCAGATCCATCACAAGTTGTAGGTCAGTGGTATACATATACTGCAGCAGGCAGAGTTGCATATGCTCAAGGAGGATTAGTAAATCATTATGGAAATGGTGGATCAATCAGAGGTCTTGGAACCAGCATATCAGATTCAATTCCTGCATATCTTTCAAATGGAGAGTATGTAGTAAAAGCAGCTGCTGTTAAAAAATATGGCGTACCTACCTTTGACGCATTAAATTCACAAAAGTTTAATATTCCTTCTGTTGTAAGTAGTTCAAATTCCATGTATAATAACAATTCAGCTGGCTCTGTTATCTATTTAACTCAAAATATTACAGCAGCAGATGGAATGGATACAGAATTATTGTCAATGAGAATTGTTGACATGGCAAAGAAAGCCATAAGCGCAGATGTAAAAGTTTCTTCATCAAAAATGGGTGGGACTAAAGAGTTTGGAAGCAGGGTGATGAACACATGAACATGACACTACCAATTGGAGCCCTGTTATATTTATATGACGGAACAGCCTGGAGTCAAATGTCTGAGCATAATAGGCAGCCAGTCGCCATAGGGTTTAATAGAATTGAAAAAACTCAAAGAATGAGCAACGGATCTTTGCGTAAATATTTTATTGCAGACAAGAAAACATTTAGCTTTTCTTGGTCACAACTTCCATCATATTCTTCTATGACAGTAGACGGAGGATACGGCGCCCTAGACCTTAAATCATTTTATGAGGGTGCAAATGGCAGGGGAACATTTAAAATAAAAATAAAATATCATGGAGACTCTCATATAGAGGGCGCTGGAGAAATAGAAGTTTGTTTTACTTCAGCAAGCTTTGAAATGCAAAAAAGAAATTTAAAAAATACAGGGCGGGAAACAGTAAGTCAACAACTTTGGAATGTAACAATCGGCCTGGAAGAGGTGTAAATTGATAACTGCACCATCAGGTCTACAAAATATATTTTATAATAATACATCCGTGCAAACTGCAGCAGGCTGCTACATTGAATACAACATGAACAGCCTAATCCCAAACATAAGCGTATCTTCTTCTAAGCCTGATACAAAATACTTTCATGTATTTACATTAGATTCAATAATCAAGCCATTTAGACCAAGCAAGTCTGGAATTAAATATACTACATTGGCCCCTCTAGATGAGCCAAAAGTTTCAACTACTACAGACTTTACAAGATACCCATCAAATAAATCTGTTATATATCCATCAACAGCGCCAAGAAGATATATGCCAGGAATGGATAGTGTTTATAAATATTATCTTACGGAAATTGGTGGAGATCTAAATGCTAAAGTAAAGTACGTACAGTTTTCAAATACAATTAAAAGTGCTTATGCTACTGGAGAATATATACAATATGAAACATCCGCACCACACGGATTTACTATTGGTCTCACCGTCTCTGTTTCTGGATTTACAAATACATTATTGAACTGCTCCTCTTTGGAAATACTAGATGTTCCATCTGAAACTACATTTAAAGTCACAAAGGCGACGGAGGTTGTAAAAAAAGTTACAGCAACAGCAACGGCTACGCTTTCAAAGTCTACAAAATACGCCATTGGAAATAAAATAATTGCAACATTTAATAAGGATCACTACCTTCCATCCACATGCAATATAACAATAAAGATAAAAAATGCAGTCTCTGGTCAGGCAGACACCACAACATCAAAGACCAGCCTTTCTATACCTGCATCTGGATGCCTGGCACTTTACTTTGACGGGTCTTCATGGAGCGCCACAGCTCCATCTGAGCCACTTTCATTTGGCACTGGTCAATATATCTCAGAAATATCTATAGACGCTACAGGAGCCTCTGGTAAATTTATAGGGCTAATCGAGTTTGCCCTAATATACACAAAAGATATAAGTCCAGATGTAGTCTCATTTAGTGAGACAAAGGATTCTTCATCTGACAATATGAGCATCCTGCCAGTTGGAACGGTAACCTCTAATAACCTATCAATTGATTTAGTTAATTATTCTGCGAATGCTTCGGCCTACGTCCCCTATGATTTAACAATGGACTTAGATATATCAAAGATTTATTTATATAAAAATGTTAAATTAACTCCTTATATAAAATTTTATGATGCCTCTGGGCCAATCATAAAAGCGGGGGAGCCAAATAATTATTATAAAATATCTCCTGGCTCTTATTATATATCAGACTATAAGATAGGCACATATGGAGAAGTATCAATTAATGCACTGGATGCTGGTAAATATTTAACAGAAAAAATTGCACCAGACATGCTATTGGAAAATTATCCAGCAACAGGAGTAATCAGATCACTCCTAGATTCAGTAGGATTTGTTGATTACAATATAAATGTTTTAACTACAGATTCAAAAGTTACAGATACATCTATCCCATTTTTATCTTCGTGGTGGACAGATGGATCAAAGACCGTATGGCAATGCATTCAAGAGATATGCCAAGACATGCAAATCAACGCTATATTTGATTCAAATAATATACTGCAATTTTATACTAGAGAATATATGTACAGCACATCTAAAAGCATTGACTGGAATTTTTACTATGAAAAAAATGGATCAGCCCTGCCGAATATAGTTTCCTTTGATCAGCAACAAATACCTTCCGCAAACCAAGTTAAAGTTAAATGGTCTACCCCATTATCTTCTAGATACACTGGATCTTCCAGCGCACTTTGGACATCTCCAATTACATTCTTATCTGCTGGAGGACTTCTAGCATCAATTGCAGCAGACTCTTCACCAGAAAATACAACACTGATGATAACGTTGGATACAATAGATAAATATTCAACCAATCAATCATTATATTCTTTTTCTGGATACGTATTAATTGACTCTGAAATTATAGAATATGATGCGATACAATATAAGTGTGATTTAGAAACTCCATATGATGGTCAGTCTACAATTTATCCATGGATGCAATCTCAAGCGGATATAGCAAAGTACAGATCACTTTCTAAATCTGGATATTCTGATTCTAAAAAACCAGATGAAACTGCATACTTTAAACCAACTGGCAAGTATCGTGTTAAAAAAAGAGGTGCGCTTGGAACAACGCCAGCCGCACATAATGCAAATGGTAACCTTACAGACCTTAAAGCAAAAGGCTGGACATCAGTTGGAATTACCTGGAAGGAGAAATAATGCCAATAGCACCAGAAATAATGATGATTGATGGCACAAGAGATCCAGGTTCAGTAATAGATATGATGTATGCTCCTTCAGGAGCTCAATCAAATGATCTTACATCTGTTACAATTGATTTTACAGTCGCCACATATGACCTTAGAATAACTTCTTATAAAGTTACAACTACTCAATATCAAAGCAACTTTATAACTGAGATAACTTCAAAGGTTAATACTTATACCTCTAAGCCAATGACAGTAACTGGCCTTACCCCAGGAGGATATTATACATTTAAGATAGAGGCATATAACAATTCAACAAAAAGTGATATATCTTCTACTTTTGCAATGCACTTAGCTGATTCAACTTCAGCCTCAGTTGGAGTTACTGGAAATACAGATGCATCTGCAGCTGGCAATCCATCGGCTGGCTCATCAAATCCTTCTGCAGCTTCTGAAGCCCCAGGCACCTCTTTTCTTGCCCTAGCTGGAGTTACAAGCAATACTAAGGCAAGCTTATTTTACAAATCTTTTTCTGCCATAAACTCTACTTTAGGAACTAGTACATACTATCCAGGACTACCAAGTTATATCACGGATGCAATAACTTCTTACACATCAAAATACTACGGCATTGGTACAAGCATAATGCTGGACAATTCTTTTGATAATACAAGCCAGTCTGCAGGCCTAGGAATATTTGTAGATAATGCTGGTGGAGACGGATACTACTTTGTTTTAGAAAGCACTGCATCTGCCGCAACATTAGATAAAAGAGCTTTTAGAGTATTAAAGGTTAAAGGTTCTCAGGTTATGGAGCTCCCATCTTCACAAGCTGACGGTAGCCTTATTGACGGAGTTATTGGAGGACTAGAGTATAGGATTGATGTAAAGGCTAAAGTTAATTCTACATCAATTGATATGGTAATAAATATTAATGGATTCCAAGTACTTTGCTCTGACAACATAGATATTCAAACAGCAGCTGGTAAAAAAGGAATAACTCAGATACTGCCTCCAACTAGTAACATAGGGGTTATATGCTTTAAAGGCAATGCGGCATTTGATTATGTTTATGGGGCCAATATAACTGAGCAGCAATTTAATGATTACACATACAATGCAAACTTTTATCAGGGGCAATTCTCAAACGATTTCTTGGTACAGATGTTTGGAGACCTTCAATATAATGCACAGACAAACCTAGATAATGTTAAGTCTGATTCCTACGAAGAGTTTGGAACTACAGTAAGAGAGATATTAAAGACTGATATCAAATTTGACTCTCGCCCTTCATTTCCAATAAGCCCATCTACTGGATTAAATAAACTTGCCAAGATAGTTGCCAGCAAAGTTACAAACTTCGGAGCAACAATATATACTCTAAACAATTCCTCTTCTACAATACCTCTTTCAGATGGAAGTACAAATACATTTTGGGTGTACGGTAACACACTTGGCCAATCTGGAGATTTAGAATATCTTACAGATGATGATGACTTTACGGCAAAAGAGCAGGTATCAATTAATACCATGTGGATTCAAAATATTAATGACGTTAAGTCTCTAGCTAAATGGATAAAGTCAAGGGTTATTAACAGAGGCAGATCAATAAACTTAACATGTTTTGGAAATCCTCTTATAGTTCCAGGAGATGTTATTGGAATAAAATATGGTCTAAAAGGCCTACTAGGAACAGAAAAATTTATAGTTACATCAGTAACACAGACATATAACGACGGCCTAGAAACGGAGATATCCTGCAGGACCTTTTAGGGACTAAATGATATAATGTAAATATGACAAATAATAGAGTACCCGCAGCCAATATTACTAGAGGAACAACTCCAGTAATTGCGTCTGACGACGAAGCTTTATTATATGTAAATCCAAATGAAGTTTTAATTAAAGACCCAACAGATCCAAGTAAATACCTTAGAAGATCACCGTATGGAAACGGAGCAGGCTCAGGTAATAACTGGACTAATTTTCAAGGCGGGTCTGGAGATTGCCCAACGCTCTCAGATATTATTAGTGTAAACATAGTAAAGTATTATGATTCAGTTACTAAAATGCCAAAAGCAAAGGCAATAATAAAGGTAAGAAATTCAAGCGAGTATGCTACAGAAGTTATGGGGGTTGATGCTAGGATTTACGATCCTACTAACGAATAATGATTAAAGGTACATATATTTTATATCAAGACGGAAAAGAAATAATGCGTCAAGATAACGTCATAACTAAATTTGGTAAGAGATTTATTACAGAGTTTATTGCTGGAAACATCCCTAATGCTAAAAAAGATATAGCTATTGGAATAACTTCTGCAGCTGCAACATATGACGATACTAGGCTTGGATTTGAATTTTATAGATTCCCAGTAAGTTTTGGAAGCACAAATATTCAAACAGTTAGCGGAACTACAACTTATGGCGTTATATATAAGGGAACAATTCCACAGGACGTAGCTGGAACAGTAACAGAGCTTGGTCTGTATCCATCAACAAGATCTTCTTCTAATAATTATGATAGCAAGTTTATTTCAGACTTCGCATCACCATTGCTTTGGCTTGATGCAGACGGATACAACCCTCCAGTTGATTACAGTAATGCAAAAATTGGAGACAATGTTTTAAAAATTCAATCGGGTAAAGAATATTTTTATTCCCCTGGAAATTTTGACATGTCTGGGTATAGTTCTAATGATAGCTTAAAGATTGCTTATCATAAGTACGGAACTAATTTAAGCGGAGTAAAGGTAAATTTCTATACTTCAAACTCAGACTATTACTCATATACATTTTCATCTGGATCAGTAGGATATAATATAAGCTCAGATGTGCTCCTATCTTCATTGTATGCAGCACCAGTTGGATCACCAAATAAAGCTCAAATAAATAAAATTGGAGTAACTGCAATATCTAATAATGCATCATTAGCATACGCAGGCCTTGATGGACTAAGAATAAATGATGAAGATACGTTTGATCCAACAATGGGATTAATAAGTCGTGCAGTTATAACAGAATTTACTAAACAAGTTGGTCAACCAATAGACATTGAATATAGATTAAATTTAGGTTTCTAATATGGCTTATCAAGATCTACTAAAAGATACGACTGCTCCAGATCCTTCAGATAAGGATGCGTTTCTTGTAACCGTAGTAGATTTAAATCCAGACAAAGTTTATCCATTACAATTCAGGTGGAAGTATAAAGATGGTTCGTATGGACAAGACTGGTCCCCCGCATATGATATCTACACTGGAGACGAGCAAATTGTTTTAAAGCCATACTTCCCCATAACAAATGTTGACGGAGGATCAGGGTACATATCAGTAACTTGGGACGGCAGAGATTCAAACCTAGTTGATATGGAATGGTTTGATAGAGTAGACATTTTAATTAAAGATCATTCATCAAATGCAAAAGCAGTATTTGGAGATGGAACAAATGCAGTAGCATTTTTCAAATCAAAAGGAACCAAAACAATAACAGCCCCAGCTGGGAAATATATAGTAAAGCTTAGAACTGTTGGAAAATCAGGTAAGTTTTCTGATTCAGTTCCAGTAGGTGTAAATGATTATTTAGTTACAGTTACATCTGGACTAACTATTGAAGATCCAACTCTTCCAGTAGGACTTAGCGTATCAACTGTACCATTTGGAGTAGCAGTAAATTGGAGTGGTGCATATAACGCATCTTCATTCTTTGGATTTCAATCTATTAATATCTATGCATCGGCTACAGATTTTGGGGCAACAACAACTTCAACAAATATAACAAACTCAAAATTAGTTGGAACAATGTCAGTAAATGACAGCGCAAACAAAATAACAGTAGGACTTGATGCATTAAGAACAGCTCTTGGATTGACAGCAAATAAAGACTGCTATACAACAAACACTTATTTTTATTATATAGCAACAAATTTAAATGGACTTAAATATAAAGTTAGTGGAGCAGAAGTTTATACTAGAATTAGTGCTACTCCAATCAAAGCAACTCAAGCAAACTTTATTGATTTAGAAAATGGAACAATTTCAATTGAGAACCTAGTTGCTGGAAATGGATCATTTACTTCATGGCTTAGAACAGGAGTTGCTGGTGCAGCAAGAATTGAATTATCTTCTACAACAGTTCCAGCAAATGATGCGGGAGGATATTTAGTTGTTCCTGGTTTAACTGTATATAACAGCGCAGGAAATCCAGAGTTTCAAGCAGATTTAAATGGTAATGTTAGCTTAGGTGGTTATACAAAAACAACACTAGATGCAATAAAAACAAAAGGCGATACAACCGCAGCAACTTTAATTTTAGTTTCAAATGCCGCACAAACTGCATCCGACCTTGCGGGTACAAAAAATAAAGTGTTTGTACAAGCCTCTGTACCATCCGCAGTAGCAGCAGGAGATGTTTGGCTTAATACATATGCTGGAACAGTAGGTGGATATTTAGGAAACTATACTACTTATGTAGCAACCGCCGTAGGGACTGGCTCCTGGGTGCCAGCATCCGTAGCTGATGCAAAAGCCGCACTTGGAAAAATTATAGGTTTTAATTCAAATGGAGATTTATTTAGTAAGGATCTTCAATTAGAATCTGGCAAAGGATCTATATATTCAAATAAATCTGCATATTCAAATGATGCAGACAGCGGATGGTATCTAGGATATATTCCAAATACTACATATGCAGCACTAGCCCTTGGCTCAAGTTCAACTGGTTTAATTAAATGGGATCCAAATGCTGGGCTAAGGTTAACTGGTGACATTGCTTCTACTGCAAATATTTCTGGAGGTACAGTTAAAGCAACTGGCAACTACGGAGCAATACGGCTATCAAGTTCAACAGAATCAACAATAGATTTTTTAAATACAAGCTCAACGGTAACTGGACAATTGAGATCATATGATAATGGAAATTCTCTTGTTTTGCAATACGGAACTGGAAGGTATAACGGATTTGGATCTAAACCAGCTAGCACTGGAGTTATAGATTTATCTGCTTCAACAACAAGCGTTGGGCACGTTAATTCTTCAGGTGTTTTTAGCTCTGGATTTATATCATCACAAAATGGTCAAACTGTTTTGGCTGGATACTGGACAGCTCCAGATACATCGTTATCAACAACTTCTTTAAAAAATATTATTGCACAATCAACTCAACCGTCGGTGATGTTAACTGGAACAGTATGGCTACAGGTGTAATAAATGGCCAACAATTCAAGCATATACAATGGATCATCCTGGGTTAAATTAAAAGCAATAAAAATTTATAATGGCGGATGGCAGACAGTTAAAAAAGGTTTTATTTATACTGGAACAGCATGGGCTAGATTTTGGCCATCAGCTGGACCATATACAACAACATCTCCAAGTATACGAATAGACTCATATACTGGAAAATCTGTTGGCTCTGTAATTCAAATGGGCCCAAGACTAAGCAGCATAGAAGACAATACTCCGCCACTTACAATTCCAGATGGATTATCTGGTGCTACATATTTGTGGGGGCAAGATGGTGTTTGGGCAAATAATACTAATGCTGTAATTAATAGATATTTTTATTACAATTCATCAAATGATTTTACTAATGCATCTGCAATAAATGGTGTAACTGATAAGCTATCAAATACTAGCGGAACAATAGATTCATATGACGCAAAATATTTATGGTATTACGTTACACAAACTACAGATGCAATGGGAGAGGACCAAAGCGAGTCATTGTATTTAATTAAACAAAGGCCAGCACCACCAATATCTTTTTTAATAGATACCTCTACAGATCCAACAGTTGGCAAACCAGTAACAGTTAACTATTCTTTAAACACGGATTGGTATAGAAATGCAAAACTTAGTTTAAGCTATATAGAATGGTTTGCAGAAACTACATTAAATCCAACATACTCATCTCCAGCCCAAACAGATTATTTGTCTGCAAATAGCGGTTCAAAAACATTTACTCCAACAGAAGCAGAAAAAGATAAGTATATATTTGCAAGAATAACAATAGCAAATTCATACTCAGATTATTATGGAAGTTCTTATGTAAGAACAGCGGAAGACTATAATATTAAAAAGGTTGGCGCAGCGCAGCTCGCACCTAACTCAGGAACTGTATCAGTATCTCCATCAACTGGAACCGCTGGAACTACAACATATATTCCTATACCAGCAGGATGGAAGGGTCCTCCTGATATATTTACCTACACCTATTCATGGAGAATATTAAAGCCAAACTTACAATATCAAGAAGTAGGAACAGGATCGACATTTGCTCCAGCGTTAAACTTCAATACTGCGTATCCAAACTTTGAAACTCGCTTATTTTGGACAGTATCAAATGGAATAGCTCCAGATGCAACTGGTAGTACAGGATTTACTGTAAATAATGCATTAATTACAAGAACACTTTCGTTTAGCGCTAATGGAGGCACAGGTGCTCCTGCAGCACAAACTGGTACAGACAATGGATCTGGAGCAACCATTACAATAACAAACTCAATTCCAACACGAGACGGGTACAGATTTTTATATTGGAATACTTCTCCATCAGACATGGGAGGAACAACATATGCACCTGGAAATAGTATTACTCTTAATACAGATGTAACTCTTTACGCAATGTGGAGTCTAATTTTAGTTGCTCCATACGGCGGAAGCACATCAGTTGATCCAACTTCTGGAGTATCTGGAACTCTATTTAGAGCAAGTACAAGCGGCTGGTCTGGCACTCCAAATTCATTTACCTATTCTTTTTCCTGGCAAGGCCTGTCAACATCAAACTACAATTATGTAGAACTAGGAACAGGATCTACATTTTATTCTTTTGGAATAAATCTAAACACCTACCTTGCATTTAGAGTTGTTGCAACTGCAACAAATGCCGCTGGATCTAGCTCAGCTCCTGCAGATTTTTCAATAACAATTCCATCATATACTAGAACACTTTCCTTTAGCGCAAACGGTGGAGTAAGCGCACCAGCAGCACAAACTGGCACAGACAATGGATCTGGAGCAACCATTACAATTACTACATCCACTCCAACTCGGTCTGGGTACAGATTTTTATATTGGAATACTTCTCCATCAGACATGGGAGGAACAACATATAGTCCTGGAAATAATATTACTATAAGTTCAGATGTGACTCTATATGCAATATGGAGCCTGGTCCTTGTTCCGCCAAGTGGTGGGAGCACATCAGTTTCTCCAACTTCTGGAACCGTTGGTACAACATATACAGTAAGCACCTCTGGTTGGAGTGGAACGCCAAATTCATTTACTTATGCATATTCCTGGCAAGGTTTATCGACTACGGGATACAATTATGTACAACTAGGAACAGGATCTACATTTAATTCTTCTGGAATAAACGTGGCAAACTACCTTGATTTCAGGGTTGTAGCAACAATTACAAATGCTGCTGGTTCTGTTCAAGATACAGCATACTTCTCAGTAACAGCTGCTATAAATACAATTGCAACAATTGCTACACAGAATACAATTGCAACAATTGCTACACAGAATACAATTGCAACTCAGAATACAATTGCTACACAGAATACAATTGCAACTCAAAATACAATTGCTACACAGAATACAATTGCTACACAGAATACAATTGCTACAATTGCTACACAGAATACAATTGCTACAATTGCTACACAGAACACAATTGCTACAATTGCTACACAGAACACAATTGCTACAATTGCTACAATTGCTACACAGAATACAATTGCAACTCAAAATACAATTGCTACACAGAATACAATTGCTACAATTGCTACACAGAATACAATTGCTACAATTGCAACTCAGAATACAATTGCTACAGGTGGAGGAGGTTGCTTTGTTTACGGCACTGAAATTCAAATGGCAGACGGAAGCTGGAAGAATATGGAAGACCTATATATTGGAGATCAAGTTATGGGTATAGATATTCCTACAGTCCCTTATGAGGATAGTATGGGATTTGACTATATTCCAACATGGACATCTACAGATGTTTCTGGTACAATAAAATCTGTAGCTACTGTTATAAATGTAGATAACAGATCATTTGATAGCTATTATTTAATTAATAATCAAGTAAAGGTTACATATGAGCATAACGTATTGGTTCAACAAGATGGAATATGGAAATTTATCATGGTTGAAGATATTAATGTTGGAGACAATATAATGAACGAAAACCTTGAAATAGTTCCAGTTTTATCAAAAGAATTAATAAATGAAACAGTAAATACTACATCAATAAATATTGACGATATTGATGTTTATACCGTAAGGGGCATGGTTGCCCACAATATAACAAGTAAGGCGGGGGCCAATTGAATTCGCCCAGTAATATGATAAAACAAGTACTTAGCGATAAATTAGTAATATATCAAAATGCTATACCAAACCCAAAAGAACTTATAAAAGAGTTTGAAAACACTTTAACAGAATTTAATCAGTCATGGAAAAAATCAGTTATAAATGATTTTGAGTATAATAGCGATCTAAGATCGTGCACAATATTCTCACTTTTTGTTAATGACTCTGATGATGCAGAATGGGCTAAAGCAAAAGTAAGCTTAAATCAAAAAATTAATAAATTTGTTTCCGAAGCATTTTTAGACTATTGCAAAACTTATGAGTACAAGGTAAAAAATAAAGAGCCTTGGGAAATATGTAGATATGAAGAAACTCAAAAACTAGTTTGGCATACAGACGATGGGCCAACACACCCATGCGATGTATCTTTTGTAATTTATTTTAATGATGATTACGAGGGCGGAGAAATTCAATTTAAAGAGCATTTAGATGGTTATCCTTATAAGCCACCAGCTGGCAGCATAATAATATTTCCATCAAAATCAACACACATTCATAGGGTGATACCAATTACAAAAGGAATAAAGTATGCTGCAATTAGCTTCGCCAAATAAAATATACGAAGGAATTTTGGTTTACAATAATTCTAACGGAGCTGATATTCTTTTACAAAGCATTGAAGATCTTTTAACAAACTCTACTGATGCAAGATGGAGTCCTTCTAGAATTATAAAGTCTAAAGAAGAAGGTTATGTCGTAGATAAATCTATAAGAGATAATTTATATTTTTGGCTAAACTACAGTTTAGATTATGAAAAAGAAACAAAGTCAAAAATGATGAAGATTAGCTCTATGATAGACACTGCAATTATTCCATCATTAAATGACTATCAAAATAAATACAGTGTTCAAATTAAAACCAGAGATCCATATGAGCTTTTAAAGTACTATGAAAACAATCATCTATCCTCTCATACAGATGATGGCGGAGCCAACCACTCTAGAGTATCTTTGTTATTTTATATAAACGATGATTACGAGGGCGGAGACATAGTGTTTGATTATTTAAATATATCATATTCTCCTAATATAGGAGACATAATAATATTCCCTTCTTCGTACATATATAGACATCACGTAAATAAGGTTACGAAAGGTATCCGTTACTGCATTGCGGATTTTATGGCATAATGAAAAGTAGAAAGATTTTCCCAGGCGTATTTGCCTATTCTGATTTTTTTGATGATCCTATGGAAATTTTTAGCAATGTGGAAGACATGGGTGGGTGGCACCCAGCAGAAGCTGGTGCATATGGCGAAGGCCCTTCTATAGTCGAGGAGAGAAGACGTGGGCTAATGTATAATCTACAAAGAGATCCCAATGTAAAAAAAATAACTGCAATGTCATTAGAGGCAATTAAACATTATAAATCTTTTTATGGATTAAATTTAAAAAATCTAGAGGGCTGGTGCCTACTAAAGTATAGAGAAGGTGATTTTTTTTCTGCACATACAGATGACTCTCACGACTTCCCTAGACAAATATCTATGGTTTACTACGCAAATGATGACTACGAAGGAGGTGAACTAGAGTTTATATTTTTTAATAATTTAAAGATTAAGCCAAACGCTGGCGAGCTAGTTATATTTCCATCTAACTACTTATTTGTTCATAAGGTAAATCCAATAACCAAGGGTGAAAAATATGCTGCAACATCGTTTGCCTATTGATAAAAAAATATTTATCTCAATACCTTCATATGAAGATGAGCTATTGTTAGAAACAATTAATGACGCATTATTAAAGGCAAAGAATGCTTCAAGGCTTACATTTGGCGTTGCCCTGCAATATAAAAAAATTGATAAACCAGACCTATCTTTTTTAGGAAATCAATTAAAATTAATAGAATATGATGTTGACAGCAGGCCAGGGATAATCGAGATAAGAAAAAATATAGCGGATTTAATTGAAGACGAGGAGTACTTTCTTGGCATAGATGCTCACACCCTTTTTGCCCAAAACTGGGATCAACAATATATAGATGATCACCAGATGCTAATTGAAAAAAATGGTAATAGTAAAGTTTGCATTGCATCTAGAATTAATGGATCTGAGTCTGATTTTAAAAAAGATTTATATTCAGAATATTTAGATACTAGATGGATTTTAGATATAAACAAAAATAACGTATATGAAACTTGGTGGGACTGGCCAGTAGATGTCAAAAATAGGCTTTATGATACTCCAGAGTATGTAAAAAGATACTTTGTTTCTGCAAACAACTGGTTTACAACTTCAGAGTTTTTTATAAACAACCTGTTTTGGTGTTTCAATAAAACGGTATATGAAGAACCACAGATATCCCTATCATTATTTTTAAATAACTACGATGTATACCTGCCAACAAGCAAGGTGCTTGTCATAGCTAATCCAAAATCACAGACAACAAATAGGGAAAATAAAATTCATTGGCAAAACCCTAGTCATAAAAATTGGAATCACGACAGCATAGAGGTAGTCAGAGAAGTATTTAAGTTATTCTATACTGGCAAAAGCAATATATTTAGTCTGAATAGGCCAGATGATATATATAAATGGTGGAATGCAATCGGCTTATACGAAAAAGCCAAAGAGGTATCCGATAGGCTTAAAACTCTGCATTTAGATAGGACATACTACTTAGACTAGATTTGAGGTATTTTAATCAAATGCTGATTATGGTATAATATAAAAGGAGGAAATACAATAATGCTAACAAATGAAGAAAAGATGAATATGATAGACCAGCATAAGAAGAACATTGAGTTCGCCCTGTATGGTCTTAAGTTAGACCTGCTAGAAATAAAGGCTACTACTCCAACAGATGCTGAAGCAATTAATTCAGTGCAATCTAGAATTGATATGCTAGATGCAAAGACTGCAGCTCTAACCGAAGAAGCAGCAACCCTAACAGAATAGAGTTAAAATGGATAAAGCAGAACTAGTAGTTGCTGCTCTACAACAAAGAATTGGCGAGCTCGTAACAAACTACGAGACGCAAATTGCTATGCTTCGTGCAGAGATCACGATATTAGTCGAAGAAAGGCAAAGCAAAGATGAAGCTATTCAAGCATACTCCGAGCACCTTGATAACATTACCAACTAATTTCCCATCAGGAATTGCTGTTAAAACAGATAAGGCAGTATATTGGATTAAAGATGGTAAGCGATTTAAGCTTATTTCAGATAGGGCTGCAAAATCCTGGGCATTCACAACCGTAAACGCAACTGAAGCATCTATGCCAAACACTAAAGTTGCTGGCAGCCTTGGATTTAGAGACGGTACATTGATAAAGAACATAGCAGATGGTAAAATGTATTTGATATCTCAAAATAAAAAAAGGCATATTGTCAGCCCAGACGTATTTGATAAGTTTGGTTTAGATAGAAGCAAAATGATAGAGGTAAGTGCAGCAGAAATTGCAGCACATGAACTAGGAGAAGATTTATAATGGCAGACTTTACACCAGTAGTATTTAATGATGGGCAGCCATTAGATTTAGATCAGCTTAGAAAAATGGCAACAAACCTTCAGGCAATGTATACTCAAATAAACAATGTCTATGCAGCATTAACAAATGGTCAAAGTGGCAACACTGCAACTCTTCCAATAGTAGATGCAAACTACGTAACATTTTCAGATGGATTAAAAAAAGGAACAAACGGTCCCAAAAGCTTTGCTTTTTCTGTTAAATTCCCAGGCAACAATCCATATGTAATTGCCACGATCTCAACTAATCTAGGATCAACTTTGGCCTCAGCATACGTAACAACAGATGCAAATAATAAATATAATGTGTATATTAACTCAAGCGCAGTAGTAACATCTCCAGTAACAGTAAACTGGATGGCGTTTGCTCCAAAAATTATTACTGTATAGTTGACAACATAAATCAATATGTTACAATTATATTGTAACCACAAAGTCACGTACCCGTGACTTTTTTCGTATTAAGGTATATTAATGAGTAACGATTTAAAGTGGATGCTTTCATCCGACCAGCAGTTTCCGTATCAAGATGATAAGATGATTGCTTTGTGGTTTAAGGTAATGAAATGGTTTAAGCCAGATGTAGTTGATTATCTTGGAGATACCGACGATCAAGCTTGCTATAGCAAGTATACGGAGGGAAGATCAGCAGAATTTTTAAATTACCACAAGACAGAAAGTGGAGACTTAATTGTTCCAATGATGCGACATGAAGCAAAGGGCGCCAGAGATTTTTATGCCAAGACAAGAGAGATGCTCCCAGACGCACAATTGTTTTCAGCTTTAGGTAATCATGACATAAGAGTATTTAATTATGTTGATGCAAAACTTCCAGACTATATTAGCGAAGTAACCCCAGAATCTTTATGGAGTTTAGATTCATTAGGCTATGAATATATTTATTATGATAGTTTGCCAAAGCGTCGTTTTGGCGATGTGCATGTTCATCATGGAATATCAATTGCCGCAACTGGCTCTGTAAGAAAAGATATGGAAGACCTACAGGTTTCTTTGATTAGAGGTCACTCACACAGAATTGCTTCGCACATGGTAACATATGAACTTAGAAATAATGGCGAAGGAGAAACCCTTCGTGGATATGAAATTGGTCACATGTGTGATGAAAAGGGGCCAGGGATGAAGTATAGCCAACACCACGATTGGCAAAAAGGATTTGCTGTTGCACATATTGTAAATGACTATCCTCACATTCAAATGATTCACGTTTCCCCAGAGTACTCTTGCGTGGTAGACGGAAAGGTATTTACCTTATAATGACTTGTACTAAATGTAATGGTAGAGTTTTTATAGATAGAGTATTCTCTCAAAAACTTCACATGGAATTGTTTTGCGTTATGTGCGGAAGACGATGGATGATTAATAAAGAAACGAATAGGTTGGCTAAATGGCTAGAATTAAAAGAAATGCAGCACGAAAAAAGTTTCTTTATTTCTTCTTAAACAAGAAGCTACATAAGGTTCTTAGATCATCTCACGCAAAAGATGAGCTTGTTGCATGGTGCTATTCTGATAAAAAAAGAGTTTTATATTCTTATTCTCAAGTTAATAAGTATATGGAAAATGCATACTCAATGGTTCAAGTTGGCAAAATATTAAATAGGCACAAAATAACTATAGAGGATTACATACTTGACGGCAAAATAAAAGAGCCAGAAAGGTTGTATCCAATTGGTAATCCTTCTAGCAAGTGGTCTAAGTATATGTTTAGCGAATCTGATATATATGACCTTCATGAATTTATATTAGATTCAGGATACTCTATTGCCACGCCATCAAAAGCTGAATTAGTTGCTATTCTCAAAACCAACTTAATATTGTATACTAAGACAGAAGACGGCAAGTTTGTTCCAGTATGGAAGGCTGAATAATGGAAAAAGGCAAAGTTGTTGTATGTGATATTTGCAAGAAGCAGATTGAGGTTCGTTGGGGGTACTTTGCCAACGAGACATTAACTAGACATAAGAAGGCGGAACATAAATGACAGGCACTAGAGTCAACGTAGATCTTTCATTTACTAGAAATCTTGGTAATTATGAAAGTATTAAAATTAATATTGGAGTTCAGGACGATGTTCGACCAGGAGAAAATGTTGACTCCGCCACAGAGAGAGTCTATGCTTTTGTAGAGGGCAAGCTTATTGCAAAAACACGTGAGGTAGAAGAAGAGCTAAAGCGTGGCAAGTGAGAAGCAACCTTATATACTAATTAGCTTGTATCAGTCTTTATACAAAGATAAGTACGGACGTGTTCCAACAATAAATAAGTTTCGTGAAAAGTGGGCGATGCAAGACGTCATAGATAGCGTAGGATTTGATAGGGCTAAAGAGCTGCTTGAGTATTATTTTGCCTTAAATAAAAATGGCCATCCCCTTCAGTTCTTCTTTTACAACTTTGACAAAATGGATTCTATTAAGGTAGAATCTGATAAAGATAAAGAAAAAAGAAAGTTGCTATTAGAGCAGACTAAAAAATTGGTAGAGCAAGGCGGAATAGAGTGAATACAGAAGCAACATTAATATCTGCTGTATGTAAGAATAAAGACATTAGCACACTGCTAGCAGATAACGTAGACGATCTATTTACCTCACATAAAGATATTTGGGAAGGGCTAAAGTCTTATTACTATAAGTTTAAGGCTGTCCCAGAAGTTGGAATTCTTCAAGAAAGATTCTCCGACTTTGAGCCAGATGCAAATGCAAATGCTCAAACTGGATACTACTTAGATAAACTTAAAAACGAATTTCTATCTAATAAGCTTAAGAATATAATCCTTAAAAGCGGTTCTGCTTTAAAGGAAGATGCAGCCTCTAGAGTTTTAGAGCAGATGCAAAGTCAGCTAGCATCTTTAAGTAGATTTACAAATAATGTTCGTGACTTAGATATTACTGATGCAGAATCTGCAATTAGGCACATGGAGCTTCTTAGAGTTCGTTCGGCTGAAATGGGTGGATCCCCAGGAATTAAAACTGGGTTTGAGGCAATTGATTTAGCTTATCCAACTGGAATGGCGCCAGGACATTTAATTGTTGCTATTGGTTGGCCAGGCCGTGGTAAGACATGGTTCACATCCTACCTTGCATGCAAGGCATGGGAGCAAGGCTTTAAGCCAATGATTGTATCACTTGAAATGTCTCCAGAAAATATGCGTGACCGTATCTATACGATGCTCGGCTCTGGTTTGTTTAAAGCCTCTGATTTTTCTAAAGGAGACATTAACATTGATGACTTTAGATCATGGTCCACAAAAAAGTTTGCAGATAAGAATAGTTTTATTCTTATTTCAAATGAGGGTAACACCGAAGTTACACCAGCAACTATTCAGGGGAAAATTGATCAGCACAAGCCAGACCTAGTTATCTTAGATTACCATCAACTATTTAATGATAACAAAAGAAGCAACTCGGAAGTTGAAAGAAATAGAAATGTGTCACGTGAGTTTAAGATGCTTGCCGTCTCAAATAACATTCCTATTATTGATATTACTGCAGCAACTGCAGACGATGTATCCGATCAGGATAATCCACCTATGATGAGCCAGGTTGCTTGGTCTAAAGCTATTGAGTATGATGCTGATATGGCTATGGCTGTACACAGATACCCAGGAACAAATATGATTGAAATTGTATCAAGAAAGAATAGACACGGACATGAGTTTGGATTGTATCTAGACTGGGATATCAATCGAGGTATCGTTAAAGAAATTTATGAGAATCCTTTCCAGAATGACTCACAAAAGAATTAAACGATTTCAAATTGATGTACAGTTTCATGACAATGCACAGCTAATTAGCTTAAGGCCACAGTATGAAAACTTATTGACTCATGACATGAGATCTAAAGGATACATCAGGGTACTTGACATGGACCCTGCATTTTCGGTAGAATTCAATGGTGAAACATGGAAGTTCTTAATGACACTTCACGGTATATATGTAGGAAAGAAGAAGGCATGGCAATTAGAGGGTACAACACAAAGCAGATTGATACCACGCAGTATGCCCCAGCACATATCAAGTCTATAGTAAAATCTATAGGACTTGAAATTGTTGGTGAGACTAATAATGATTTTCTATGTTACTGCCCATTTCATTCCAATAGACACACATCAAGCTTTAGCGTAAGCCGTGAAAAGGGAGCATTCATATGCTTTAATCCTTCATGCGGAGAATCTGGAACATTAATAGATTTAATTAAAAGAGTAATGAATAAAAATGATTTTCAAGCCATGAGATTTATATCTACTAAAGAATCAGAAGCTCTTGATAACTTTGATGAATTGCTTTCAGAAGCAATGGAAGTTAAGCCAGACTTTGAAGAGTTTGATACTGAGATATTGGGAAAGCTTCACTCTGGAATTAAAGAGTCTGAAAAAGCAAAAGCGTATTTAAAATCCAGAGGAATTAACGATGAGTCTATTAATCATTTTGAATTAGGTTATTCAGAATCTTTAGATATGGTTGTTACCCCAGTACATAGTCCAGACGGAACACCAATTGGAATTGTCGGCAGATCCGTTGAAGGCAAGTCGTTTAAAAATAGTACTAACTTGCCTAAGAGCAAAACCTTATTTAATGTCCATCGTGCAAAAAAAATTGGAGACCAGGTAATTGTAGTAGAGTCCAACTTTGACGCCATAAGAATTCATCAGGCTGGATTTCCAAATGTAGTTGCCACACTAGGAGGATTTTTGTCAACAGAGCAACAGCGTATATTAAATAGATACTTTAATAAGATAATTATAATGACTGATGCAGATCTAGCTGGAAGAGAATTAGGTAAAAGTATATCTAATAAATTAAAGAATAAAGACATCTTGTGGGCTTCGGATAGTTATGGTAAGATATATCCACATGATGCAAAAGATGCTGGAGACATGACTGACCAAGAAATTGTTAAATGCATTAAAAATTCTGTATCCGATATTGAATACAGAACCTGGAACTAATGGTATAATAGTTATACAGATGGATTTACACCATCAACTACATGAAACGAGGAACAAATGGGTATAGTAAAAGGACTTAAAGATTTAAATAAGGCACTAGATAAGCCTACTTACAGCGAATCTGATTCTAAAGGTCGCTGGGTAAAGCTAGAAGATAGCGAGAGCGTAAAGATTCGATTCTTGCAGGAACTTGATCCAGACTCACCAACTTACAATGAAAAAAATGGCTTGGGCTTTATTGCCGTCGAGCACACAAATCCAAAGGACTATCGTCGCAAGGCGCTATGTAGCATGGAAGATCAAGGCAAGTGCTACGGTTGTGAACAGCATCGCAAGGATTACAAGGCTGGCTGGAAAGGCCGCTCAAGACTTTACATGAATGTTCTTGTAGATGATGGCAAGGAAGATCCATATGTAGCAATTCTTTCACAAGGCTCAAGTGGTAAGACTATTACTCCTACTCTTATTGAGTATGCTGGAGAAATGGGTTCAATCACAAATCTTATGTGGCGCATTAAGCGCTCAGGAACAAAGACAGACACAAGCTATACAATTATCCCATTGGCTAAAGATGAGACACCGTTTGACTATTCAGCAATTGAATTGTTTGACCTTGAAGCATCAGCAGTGCGTGATTTGCCTTACACAGAGCAGGAAGCGTTCTTTGCAGGAGAGCATTCAAATGCAGAAGAGCCAGCTCAATCATCAACTAGTAGCAATTTAGACTGGTAACATTTTGGCAGAGGGTAGGGCAACCTACCCTCTTATGCCAGAGTAGCCCAGCGGTAGAGGCGGTAGACTTAAAATCTATACAGCGTGGGTTCGAATCCCACCTTTGGTACATAAAAGAAAACGGCGGAAATGATTAACTTAGAGATACCAGACCCATTTGATACATTTGTATCAAAGAAGTACAAAGATTTTAAAGGCATGCTCTATGACTTCTTTGCACAAGAATGGCATATGAATTGCAATTGCTGCAATGAAGATTTATACGCTCCAAATAAAAAAACTATGACAAAGATTAGACTTTATCATACTAGAAATGAATGTACAGGCGGATACTAATGAGCTTTACACACCTTCACGTTCACTCATACTATTCATTAATGGATGGATTAAATTCACCAAAAGAATTGTGCCAGGCAGCCTTAGATGCTGGGCAGACAGCAATTGCAATTACAGATCATGGCACATTGTCCTCACACCGTGATATGCAAATTGCAGCAAAAGAATTAGGCATAAAGCCCATACTTGGTGTTGAAGCATATATATCCCCAACAGATAGATTTGATAGATCATCTAAAACAGACAAATCTATTCAAGCTTACAACCACATCATCTTGCTTGCTAAAAACAAAAAGGGTTTAGAGAATATTAATATTTTACAGGAGCTGGCATGGAACGAAGGCTTTTATCATAAGCCTCGTATTGACAGAGAGGTTTTAAATGAGTACAAAGAAGGGATTATTGTTCTTTCTGGATGTCTTAATGGTCTTATTTCGAAGTGCATTGAAAAGGGTGAGTTTGAAGAAGCAAAGTCTATCTTACAAAATTTTAAAAAAAATTTTGCTGAAGATTTCTATATTGAAGTGCAGTCTCACAATCCCAAAGAAATAAATTCAAAGCTTCTCGAATTAGCGGATGAACTTAAAATTAAAGCGGTAGCAACAGGAGATGCTCACTTTGCTAAAGAACAAGATAGAATACTAGAAGAGGCATTGCTTATTTTATCTACATCACCAAAGGCGGATAAAGATTCAGACTTTGACATGTCTAGAAATATGGGAAACATGTTAGATAGATTTAATTATCTTTATCCAGATCGTAGAATATCATTTCAAGATATGAATTTATTTATACAGTCACGAACAGAAATTGAAGCTGATTTTAATAAGGCTGGAATTTCTCGTACGGATATATATGAAAATACAATGGAAATTCAAAACAAAATTGGTGAATATGATTTCTATCAGAACCTAGACCTTCTGCCAGTTCCAAAAACTGATGCCGATGATAAGCTTAGGGAGATGGCTTACAGTGGCTTAGATAGGCTTCAGAAGGCTTCAGACCAGGTGTATATTGACCGTGTAGAAGAAGAGCTTTCAGTAATTGCCTCTAAAAACTTTGCATCATACTTTCTTGTAATTGCAGATATGATTAACTGGGCTAAAGAAAATAATATTAAAGTGGGTCCAGGTCGTGGATCTGCAGCAGGATCTTTAGTTTGTTATTCATTAGGAATTACAGATGTAGACCCAATTAAATATGACCTATTGTTTTTTAGATTTATTAACCCTGAGCGTAATGACTTTCCAGATATTGATACCGACTTTGAAGATCGCCGTCGCAAAGAGGTTAAAGATTACTTGAAGAAAAAATTTAAGCATGTAGCTTCAATTTCAACATATACTTATTTTAAAGACAAGGGTGTTGTCAGAGATGCTGCACGTGTGTTCATGGTTCCCCTTCAAGAAGTTAATCGTGCACTAAAACCAGTAGACACATTTGAAGATTTTATGGAGTCTCCAAACACAAAAGAATTTAGAATGCGATACCCAGAAGTTGTTTGGCTTGCAGAAAGACTAAGGGGAAGAATTCGTTCTGTAGGAGTTCATGCTGCTGGAGTTGTTGTAGCTAAAGATGATTTAAGAAAATATGCTCCAGTAGAATCACGTGAAGATTCTCAAGATAAAGTATCAGGAAGAATTCCTGTCGTGGCATACGATATGGATACGGTTGCAGATATAGGTCTTATTAAACTAGATGCCCTAGGACTTAAGACTTTATCTGTAATCTCAGATACTCTAAGCTCAATTGAAAAGAGACATAAAAAGAAAATTGATATTTCTAAATTGCCTTTAGACGACCCAAAAGTTTATCAAATGCTAAGCGAAGGATATACAAAGGGAGTGTTTCAGGCAGAAGCCACACCTTACACAAACCTGCTTATGAAAATGGGAGTAGACAAGTTTGAAGACTTGGTGGCATCAAATGCTTTGGTTCGTCCAGGAGCCATGAACACGGTAGGAGCAGCTTATATTAATAGAAAGAATGGCAAGGAGGCTGTTGATTACAGCCATGTCATAATGAAGGAGTTTACAGAAAACACTTATGGTGTTATTATATATCAAGAGCAGGTTATGCAGGCATGCGTACACCTAGGAGGGATGTCATGGTCAGAGGCCGATAAGGTCCGTAAGATCATCGGTAAAAAGAAAGATGCAAAAGAGTTCGACCAGTTCAAGGATAGGTTTATTACTGGGGCTTCAAAACACATTTCTGAGAAAAAGGCTTCCAATCTCTGGCATGATTTTGAGGCTCACGCTGGGTATTCCTTTAATCGTTCTCATGCTGTTGCTTACTCCATGCTATCTTATTACACTGCTTGGCTTAAGACTTATTATCCTTTGGAATTCATGTTCTCGATTCTTAAAAATGAAAATGATAAAGATGCGAGGACGGAATACTTAATTGAGTCCAAGAGACTTGGACTAAGTATTAAGCTTCCACACGTTAATGAATCAGATATTTATTTTTCCTTACAGGGAGAGTCAATTAGATTTGGTTTGGCAGAAGTAAAATTTATTTCTGACAGTATTGCAAATAAAATAATGGAGAAAAGACCTTATGCAAACTATAAAGACTTTGTTGAAAAAGCATCTAAAAAAGGTAGCGGTATTAATAGTAGGGCTATCTCTGCTCTCAATTCCATCGGTGGTGCGGCGTTTCCTGATAATCCGAGACAAGGCAATGAAAAAGACAACTACTACGAATACCTAGGAATACCAACATTCAATCTTGAAGGAATTCCTCCAAGAATTAAGGCACAGGCAAGACCAATTGAAGACTTCGATGACCTTGGTTCGTTTGTAATGTTTGGTATGGTTAAAAATATTAAGCGAGGAACAGGCTGGGCAAGAGTAGAGCTTGTTGACGAGACTGGCACAGTTGGGCTATTTCATCACGAAGATACTCAAATAGAAGTAAATCAGATGTACCTTATCCTAGTTGGAGATAATAGAATAGCAAGATATATTAATGTAAAAGATGTTGATCCAAAACTAGATGACTTGTTTGTAGACTACCTATATAGGAAAGAGTATGATTTAGAGGAAGATGAATATATTGTAGTTAACTTTACTAATTATAAAACAAAAGCTGGCAAAATGATGAGCCACATAGTTCTATCAAATTCTAATAAGGAGTTGACAAGAGTCATTGTATTTCCTACAATGTATAAGATGTCTATAGCAAAAATGCGAGAAGGAATGAAGTGTAAGTTAGTGCTGTCAAAGCTGGATGATGGAACTTTAAATGTTAAGGAGATTTTATGACAAAGACAAGAAAATTCATTGAGGCAAAAATGCTAATTGAAGAGGATTTAATTAGAGAGACATGGGATGAAAATAATGTCAACTAGCTCGCTTGCAAAAATTAAATCTAGGTTAAACTCCTCTAATATGTTAACAGCAATCTTATATACTTTAGGATCAATAGAAGTTAAAAAAGAAGAACTAGAAAAAATATTAGATTATCAAAAACCTGAGCACTTAATGGATTTAAATGTAGATGCTACGTATAAAGAAGATTTTATGGATTATATTAAGTATCGAGGTGGTTACGCTTCGTTAGAATATGATGAGCATTCTGAAACAATTAAGTTTACACTTATGTCCAGAGAAAATGCTGAAGAAAGAATGAAGGAAGGCAAGTCACTCGGATTTGTCTGTGTTAGATCGTATTGGAATGATTATGCCCACTCATGATGAAGACATATATACCTCTGATGGAGCAAGCATCAGAGAAGATGTAGTAAATAAAAGAAAAGAAGACGTTACTGATATCTATCAGAAGCTTAACTCCTCTATATTGCTTGCAGCTATTTTAAAAAATATGTCTGGGGTAGTGCTTAAAAGAGAAGATATGTTGGACCTTAGACTGTCTAAGCCAATTCCAAATGGAGATGTTAACCCTTATGATGAAGATTATACTGATTACATTAAAGAATTAGGCGGACACGTATTGGTTCAGTATGATGAGCAGACAGATGAAATAAAATTTAGACTGTGCGATGAAATTGAAGGAGACAAGATTATTGAAGAAAGAAACTGTATTGGTTTCTTTTCAATACGACGCCCATGGAATATGCAGGGCTGGGGAAACAGCGTCTACAAGAGACAATTCCCTTACATACAGGAGGATCAAAATGGAACAAATTAATCAACAGGAAATTTTTGAGAGCTTAAACATTACAAAAATATTACTTGCAATATTAGAAACAAATAAAACAATAAGAATTCCAGCCCTAAATTTCCTTGATGCTGGAAACGAAGAGAAGTCCTTGCAAGTAGACTATGATGAAGATTCACAGGAGTTTGTATTTAAGCTAAAAGATACAATCAGTGAATAAGGGTTCCCTGGTCACAGACTACGGCCTTGACGCATTGGCAGCAATTTTACACGAGACAGCTATATCAAAAGGATTTTGGGAAGGCTCAAGAAATTATGATCAAATTGGCAATAAGCTTGCTCTTGTACATTCGGAAGTTACTGAGGTTTTGGAAGCTATCCGTAAAAATAAAGGGTCTCAAGAAATTGTAGAAGAAATGGCAGATGTTTTAATTAGATTGCTAGATCTATATGCAGCTATGAGAAATGCTACATTTATTGAACATAGTTTAGATGAAGTTTTGTTTGCAAAAATGGAAAAAAATAATACTAGGCCAAGACTTCACGGCAATTTGTTTTAATGCTATACTAATATTATGGATATGATGAAAGCCATTAAAGCGTTTGATAACCTTAGAGCAACAACGGCACTTGTTGCAATATTAAAACATCAGGGAAAAATTTCTGTACCAGCAAATATATTTGAAGATTTGCTTTCAGAACAAGTTTGGCCAGATGATTTTATAACTAAAAATGGTAGCGCAATGTGTGTTACTTATGATGAGTCTAAAAATGAGTTTGGGTTTGAGTTAATGTATGAAGATGACGGGTATAAGCCATTAAATACAATTGGATTTCAATGTACAAGAGGAAATTTAGAAGTAGGTTTTGTAGATTACAATAGCCCGCATTATAGAAAGTGATAAAATGACGATAGATATAGATAGCATACTAGCAAAACTTGATCCAAAAACTAGAGCAAGAGTTACAGCTGCACAAGATGTAGTTATACAAAAACAAGTTACTCCTAGTATTGGATTAAATATGGCTCTAAAGGGAGGTCTTGGATACGGAAGACAGACTTTAGTTTGGGGTAACAAATCTGCTGGCAAATCATCATTTTGTTTACAAATGATTGCATTAGCACAACAAGAAGGAAAAACCTGTGCCTGGATTGATGCAGAAGATTCTTATGATCCAAGTTGGGCAGAGTCATTAGGTGTGGACTCATCATTATTAATTCACTCAAAAGCTAAAACAGTTAATGACATGGTAGATGTTGCAACAAAGCTTATGGATGCTGGCGTAGATGTAATTGTTGTTGATTCAATTTCAGCACTATTACCCGCTATTTATTTTGAAAAAGACGGAAATGAAATGAAAGATTTACAAGACACTAAGCAAATCGGCGCTGAAGCAAAGGATATGACCCACGCAGTCAAGATGTTAAATTATGCAAACAAAAACACATTACTTATTCTCATCTCACAACAACGAAATCAGTTTGGATCTATGCATGCTAGTCACATCCCCACAGGTGGGATGGCAGTCAAGTTCTTTTCTTCAACCGTCATCAAGCTTTGGTCTTCTGAGGCTGAGGCTAATGCTATTAAGGCTGGCGTTAAAGTTGGCGACAAAATTATCGAGCAAAGAGTCGGAAGGCCAGTTAATTGGATTATTGATTACAACAAACTTGGCCCCCCAAATTTATCAGGACAATATGACTTTTACTACCAAGGGGAGGCTCTTGGTGTAGATAGGGTTGGCGAAACATTAGATGTTGCAGAAATGACTGGCGCAGTTGAAAAAGGAGGAGCTTGGTATACAATTGGAACAGAGCGTTTTCAAGGTAGGGCAAAAGCAGTTCAATACCTTAGAAATAATCCAGAAGTTGTTGCTAAACTAATTGGAGATATAAATGCCAAACATTAATGAATTTTTAAATAAAAGTAGTATCGAGCAAGTACATTCCACATTGGAAAAGCTTGATGGGATTAGGCCTTGTGCTCAATGTAAGGAAGATGTGGATGGTGGGTTGTGGGATCCAATTGATCTTAAAATGACATGGAAGTGCTCTTCTGGGCATGAAAATTCATTTCAGGTGCAATAGTGTCTGAAAGATCAGAGGTTAAAAGAGATAGGGCTAAGGCTCAAAAAAATTCTGGACGTGGCGACTATCAAAAGGGTGACGCACAGTGGAATAAGTTCCTTGTGGACTACAAAGAGGCTTCAAGATCTTTTACTTTAAACAAAGATGTATGGGCAAAAATATGCACAGATACCTTTAAAGTAAATAGGGATATGCACCCAGCTTTAAAAATTATTATAGGAACGGAATCCAAGGTAAGACTTGGTATAATAGAATGGTCAATTTTAGAAGAACTAATCGAATTCTGGGAGGAAAACAATGGATAAATATCAAGTAATGCCGCAGGTTGTAGTATATAAAGATATGTTTACAAAGGAAGACCTTCAAAGGTTTTATAGCCTTATGGATTTTTATGAAAGCGACACTAGTCAGTTTGATGTTGTAAATGAAGAAGATTCTACAAGGGGCGACAATCATGGCACAGCCCCAGTTGAAGAAGATAATGATTCCCCAATAAATCTTTGGGTTCCTTGGCATACATTTGGCAAGAAAACTTTTTATAATTTTAAACAAAAACCAGAAAACCTTGCTGACAAAAATTTAATATTTCTTTATGAATTCAGAGATAAACTTTCTAATGTATTCCGTTCTGTATTTAAAGATTATATTAATGAATGGTCTAAGTCTGGTTATTGGCCAGACTATATTACTAGCTGGGAATTAGATCAGCCAGAAATTAGTCGCTTTTATTCTTCAGTAATTGAAGTTTTAAAGCATGATATACATCCAGAAAAAGAATTGGCTATTACATTTCACACTGATGCACATAAGCATAGAGTTGGTCAGCCAAGAGGACAGCAAATTATTACAATTACTATTTATGTAAATGATGACTATGAAGGTGGAGAAGTTGAATTTTTAAATGAAATTGATGAAATTCCTTCAGTAATAACCTATAAGCCAAAAGCTGGAGACGTTACTGCATTCCCTTCTGGAATTCCTTACTGGCACTCAGCTAAAGCTGTAACAGATGGAAACAAAAAACTTTTTGTTAGAATGTTTGCAATTTGGCATTATGAAGGATCTCAGGAGTGGGCAGACGGAATTAAAAAATATGGTGAAGATGAGTGGAATAAAATTGTAGACGAAGATGTTCAAAAGAAAGTAGACACTGGAATTTATGATCGTGAAGTTAGAATTGAAGGCACTAATTGGAAAGATGTCAATCCAGCAATTAAAGTCGAAGTTTCAAAAGAAAACCACACATACGTAGACGGAAGGCTGATGTGATTAAAGAAATCATTCTTTGTACTATAACGGGTGCAGCAGTCGGTGCAATATTTACAATTTTTAAATTACCAGTACCAGTACCTCCAGTATTTCCAGCAGTTATGGGAATAGTTGGATTATGGATTGGCGCCACCCTGATAGGACGTGTAATATAATGTCCACGCTTTTGTTTGGTATTATGATAGGACTATCAATAGGATATCCACTCGGATTATTTATAGACAAATTGGACAATAGGATTAAAAATGACAGAAGATAAGAACACGCTTGAGCTTATAAGCGACATTACTGAATTTAATGACCTTCATGAGTTTATGAAGGATGAGCATTTAGATAAAGCATTGGCAGTAGTAGTAAAGCTTTTAATGAATCCAGATGTTCCTTCTGCTAGATCACCAATGCTTATTATGGAGCTACAAGCAATGTCGACAAAGTTTGCTGTTATGGCATCTTACTATTCTACTATTGCAAAAGATAAGGCTGGAACAACAAATAATAATAAGAAGAACGTGTATTATTCTTTAAAGGAGTCCATAGACAAACTTGTAGATGCACTTAAATATGTTGTTAGGTACAATTCCTAATGGGTAGAGATATTGTAAAGAACCTTAAGTTTAAGAAACATACTGGAAAGTTCTTTGACCCAGAAAAATTTGCACAGCTTCTTGATGAATCATATAGGAACTTAAAGCGAGCAGATGGAGAGATGACAAAGAAGTCTTTTAGTCCAAGCTCTCTTGGGTACGGACATGGCAAGTGTCCTAGATACTGGTACATGGCTTTTAGTGGCGCAATGTTTATTGATGACAATGATGCTGTTGCAGTAGCTAATATGGCTCAAGGAACGCAGGCTCACGAAAGGCTTCAGAAGTTAATTGCTACCATGCCTGAATGGAGATCTGAAGAAGAAGAAATTATTAATGAGTATCCTCCTATTAGAGGCTTCATAGACCTTATTATGGAATATGATGGCGAAACAGTTATTGGTGAAATTAAAACTGCAAAGCAGGAGGTGTGGGATACAAGGCAGTCAGAGATGAAGTCTAGTACAAACCACATGCTCCAGCTATTGACATACATGAAGCTAAAAAATGCCAAAGAAGGTTTTTTTCTGTATGAAAATAAAAATACTCAAGAAATTTTAATTATACCTATTTCTATGAACGATAAAAATAAAAAAATTATTGAAGACGCATTTTTATGGATGCAAGAAGTTTGGGATAACTTTCAAAATGGTGGGCTTCCAATGAGGCCAGCAGGCGCAACTAAATCTAAAATGCCTTGCACATACTGCCCAGTCAAAAAAGAATGCTACAGCAAAGATACTCCGCTTGGAGAAGTTCAAATAGAGTTATATGAGGCCAATGGCCTATGAAATGTTATAGAAAAGAATGCACGATAGAGTTTGAGTCTAAGACTCATAATCAAAAATATTGTTCTGATGAGTGCTGCAGGATTGCAACTAACAAAAGAATTATGGAAAAATATTATGAAAAAAAAGCCATAAGAAATGGATCTATAAGAAATTGTATTAAGTGCAAGGGTAAACTGAGTAGATATAACCAAGGATCTTCATGCTCAATATGTGAAAAAAATAGTTCTTCTAAACTTAATTCTAAAATATTGGAGATGCTAGATGAAATTGGGTGAGTTAATAAAGACTAAAGCTAGCCGTGTGCTTGGCATAGATGCTTCTACAAATTCTATTGCATTTTGCCTAATGGAAAATGATGTTCCATTAAAATGGGGAAAGATAAATCTTTCTGGTAATGATATATTTGAAAAAATATACGATGCTAAACTAAAGATGTCTGTAATGTTAGAAGAGCTAAAGTCTGATTACATAGTAGTTGAAGGTGCCGTGCTTGTAAGATCGCCAGATGCTGTAATAAAATTATCTTATGTCTATGGAGTTGTTATTGCTGAGCTTATGTCTACTGGAGCTAAGGTTATTACAATTAGCCCTACCGCATGGCAGTCCTACATAGGTAACAAAAATCCTACTAAAGATGAGAAGTCTGCAATAAGGTTAGTAAATCCAGGATATGCGGACTCATGGTATAAAAATAAGATACGCAATATGAGGAAGCAAAGAACTGTAGATTACTTTAACAAGAAGTATGATTTAGCACTAGAAGATTTTGATGTAGCAGACTCATTTGGCATTGCACACTATGCAAATAAAGTGCTTACAGAACGATGAAACTTTATCAAAGCAAAGAGTGGCTATATAGAAGATATGTAGTTCAAAAGAAAACGGTTACGGAGATAGGAAAAGAATGTCAAGTCTCTGCTATGACAATACAGAGATACCTAGAACAGTTTGGATTAATTAAAAAAAGATGAATCTAGACAGTATGTGTTATAAAATTTTTCATATTCCAAATTACGGCGAATCTGCTCAAGAAAGATCTAGGCTATTTAGTGAACTTGATTCATATCTTTCCAATAAGATTGACAGACTAAATACAGATACTGTATTAATAAGTAACAAAGAGCAGTATTTTGATTTTAATGAAAAGCATAACCTAATTAAAGCCAATAGAAAATTTAAATGGGGAGAGCTTGGAATTTGGGCCAGCAATCTTTTAGCAATAAAAAATTTTATAGAAACAGATAAAGAGTATTTAATGTTGATGGAAGATGATATTTATGTTCCCGATAAAGATAGGTTTATAGAATTATTAAATGGGTACATGGACAGTCTTCCAGAAGGATGGGAAGTATTTAGTTATTTTGTTCATGAGAATCAGTTTACAAGATTTCAAAATATATACGGAGATACGGATATTGTTCCAGCCTATCAAGACTGGTCCATGCTTTGCTACATTCTAAATAAAAAATCGGCTACAAAAATACTAGATCTATGTTTAATTAACGGCTTCGATATGCCGATAGATTGGTATATATACCGACAACCTGAAGTATTTAAATCTTATACCCTAAACCCTATTGCGGAAATGGGATGTAAATTGTATGATATAGTATCAACATTTCAAGAAAGAGAAGAGTGGCACACAGTGCCAGAAAAGAGATAGCATGCCAAGAGCACTAGCAGAAAAATTACCAAATTGGTTTTTAGGAAATAAAACTCAAGAAGATTTTAATAAATTGTTAGATGAATTTAGGGGAAAGCCAAATCTTAAATTTTTAGAAATCGGATCATTTTGCGGTAATAGTGCAGCGTGGACTATTGAAAATATTCTAACTAATAAAACATCAAAACTTACATGCGTAGACCCATGGAATGGAAATGTTGCACATGAAGCATTTGATTTTTCTGATGTTGAAGCTGCTTTTGACGAACAGCTAGAGCCATTTAAAGATCAACTTATTAAAGAAAAATCTTACAGTGATGAATGGCTTATGAAAAATCGTTCCAAGCAATATGATTTTATTTACATTGATGGTGATCATATGCCGCAGGCATTTATGATGGACGCACTTCTATCCTGGGAACTTTTAAAACCAGGTGGGATTATGGCAATCGACGACTATGCATGGACACATCCAAGAGGTGCTAAATATAATCCAGGACCAGCAATTGACATGTTTGTAAACATGTATGCAGAACATTTAACTGTTATAGAAAAAGGATGGCAAGTTTGGATACGAAAGAATCCAGATTATGTTCGACCAGAGCATATTCACGAATAAGGGGCGGAAAATGTTAAAACCAGTATTTGAAGATTCCAAAGAGTTTAGGTATGAAGACTTATACCTATACTCTGTTGGAGCACCAGCAGGATCCAAGATATTAGGAACATGTCTTGAAATAGCACATATGCTAATTGATAAAAATATATCTTATGGCAATTCAGCATTAGAGCCAGTAAGAATATTTTCTACGGCGGATTCAACAGAACAACTTAAGGTTAGAATTGATGATAAGCTAAATAGAGTAAAAAACAACCAGGGATTTGCTGGAGACAATGACATAGATGATCTAATTGGTTATCTTATACTTTTAAGGATATCTAATGACATACATGGGATTTGATCAAACAAACTTTATAAAACTTCACGATATGGTTTGGATCTATAAAAATTTTTTATCTGAAGAAGAAATTAATAGGGCCATTAAAAATATTGAGTCTGGAAAGATTGTCGAAGTTAGAGACACTAAAGCAAAAAAAATTCAATTTAATGGACAATTTATTCACAAAAAAATAGTAGGTTTAATTAATAGTAATAATACTTATACTGGAGGAGATCTAGTTGCTTTTGATACTCCAATAAATACATTTTGGCCTGCTCATAATGATAATCCAAATGATTCTAATGTTGCTTATCAAAAAGTATCTGGTATGGTAGGATATTTAAATGAATTTGAAGGAGGAGAATTAATATATCCAGACTATGGAATTATAATAAAACCAGAACCAGGGGACCTTGTAATCCATCATTCTATTGCCGTACATGCAGTTGCATTAACTAAATCTGATAAAAGGCTGACATATACATGTGAGCTTTATAGAATTAAAGAAGATTTTCCAGAGGATGAAAAGAAAAAAGCAATTGACTTTTTAGTCAACCAGAAGTATAATATTGGACATGAGTAGTATAGAGCCAGCAGTACATTTTGACCGCATGAATAAAGTCGTTGAGGAGCTACTCAAGGGCAATTCAGCCACGCAGATAGCAACAGCTACAGGATTTTCCAGAAAAGAAGTCCTAGAGTTTATTGATGAGTGGAAGACAGTGGTACACAATGACTCTAATATAAGAGATAGAGCAAGAGAAGCAATCTCTGGTGCCGACCAACATTATGCAATGCTTATTAAAGAGGCCTGGAAGACCGTAGAGGATGCTGATTTAAGCGGGCAACTAAGTGTTAAGGCGGGAGCCCTAAAGTTAATTGCAGACATAGAGACTAAAAGAATAGCAATGCTCCAGTCTGTTGGAGTTCTAGAGAACACTCAGATAGCTTCACAAATTGCAGAGACGGAACGCAAGCAAGAAGTTCTTGTTGGAATCTTAAAAGAGGTTACCGCTGGATGCCCTAAATGTAAACTTGAGGTTGCAAAAAGATTATCTCAAATTACTGGTATTGTAGAGGCAGTAGTTATAGAGTCATCAGATGTCGTTTGATTTTTCTGATTTAATTGATATATTAGACGGCGAAGAGTTTGAAGAAAAGCCAGTAGACTTACAGACATTTGTAACACATCCAGACTATCTTGGACTACCACCATTATCTGAATTACAATATACTTTAATTGAAAAAAGCTCACAAGTGTATAAGGAGTCAACACTTAAAAAGCTTTTTGGAGAAGAAGAAGGATCTAGAACCTACAAGCAAACCTGCACTGAAGTAGTTGCTCAATTGGGAAAGGGTTCTGGCAAAGACTACTGCTCAACAATTGCAGTAGCGTATATAGTCCACCTTTTGCTATGCTTAAAGAATCCAGCTACATATTATGGCAAGCCACCTGGGGATTCGATTGATATTATTAATATTGCAATCAACTCTCAGCAAGCACAAAATGTTTTCTTTAAGGGATTTAAAACAAGAATAGATAGGTCCCCTTGGTTTGCTGGCAAATACGAGTCTAAGGCATCTGAAATTAAATTTGATAAATCAATAACAGTGTACTCAGGTCACTCTGAAAGAGAAGCGTTTGAGGGTTACAACGTTCTTGTTGTTGTTCTTGACGAGATCTCTGGCTTCGCAACAGAAAATACTACTGGGCACGAACAGGCAAAGACTGGAAGTGCTATATATGATATGTATAGGGCTTCTGTGGACTCAAGATTTCCAGACTTTGGTAAAGTTATTTTGCTTTCTTTTCCTAGATATAAAAATGACTACATACAACAAAGATATGAAGATGTTGTTGCAGAAAAAGAAGTTGTTGTCAGAACGCATCAATTTAAATTAAATGATGACCTTCCAGATGGAACTGTTGGTAATGAGTTTGATATTGATTGGGAAGAAGATCACATAATTTCTTACAAGTATCCTAAAATGTATGCATTAAAAAGGCCAACCTGGGAAGTTAATCCAACAAGAAACATAGATGATTTTAAAACATCCTTTTATAAAAATTCATTAGACGCACTTGGAAGATTTGCCTGCATGCCACCAGAAATGATTGATGCTTTCTTTAAATCTAGAGAGAAGGTAGAGAAGGCATTTAATAATACTGGATTAGCAGTAGATAAATTTGGAAGACTTGAAGAATGGTTTCAACCAGACTTAGAAAAAAAATATTTTATACATGTTGACTTAGCTCAAAAACATGACCACTGTGCAGTTGCAATGGGTCACGTTGAAAAATGGGTCAACGTAAGAGTAACAAATGAATACTCTCAACCTGCACCAATAATAAGTATTGATGCCATAAGGTACTGGACCCCAACTGCAGAAAAATCTGTTGACTTTACAGAAGTAAAAGATTATATACTTTCCTTAAAAACTAGAGGGTTTAACATAGGAGTATGTACATTTGATAGATGGAACTCTCACGACATGATGCAGCAGTTAAAAACCTACGGAATTAATACAGAAATATTGTCAGTTGCTAAAAAGCATTATGACGACATGGCAATGGTTATATTAGAAGAAAGGCTCAACGGCCCACACATACCCCTATTAATAGATGAATTATTGCAATTAAAAATTATGCGTGATAAGGTTGACCACCCAAGAAAAGGTTCTAAGGACCTTGCTGATGCTGTCTGCGGAGCAGTGTTTAATTCAATTAGCAGGACTAGATTTAATAACAACACAGAGGTCAATGTCCATACATATGAATCAATGTCGTATGACAACGACTTTAATGTAGATGGGAAAGAAGAAGAGTACGTACAAAATATGATTAGGGCACCAAGAATGCCCGATACTTTAAAAGAAGCTATAGACGGGATGATGATAATATGAGCGAATATCAGGAGAAAGCAAGGGAATGTAAATGCTGTGGTAAGCACGTACCGCTTCCTACTGTTTTAAAAGAATATGAGGGGCTAATGTTATGTCCAACAACATTTTCAAATGTTATGGAGTATAAAAGAATATGGTCTACTATAGGATCAAGGCCACCAGGCAGCGTTAGAAAGCATTTCTCTGACTATGTACAGCAAATAGTCGAGGGTGGCCAGTGAAAAAAATCCTAGTAATAGGTGATTCCCACACAGCAAAGCTTGGCAATTGTGTACCAGATGTTTTCTTTTTAAAAGACAGATTAATTGAATTTAAAGACTCAGAACAATTCTACGTATCTCATTACTTTGAGAACAATGAAGAAATGTGGGTTAGAGATTCATTAAGAATGTACGAGGACTCTAATTTAAAGATATGGATGTCAGCTCATCCAGGCAGGTCTGCTTTCAATTATGATTTTAACAATTTTGCTAGCGGTACTCAAAAATATATATTAGATGAATGGGATTCAAAAGATAGCATAGTTATGCCCTGGCTCGGGTATATTGATATTAGAAATTGGCTACCTCAAACACATTTAGATAATTATAAATCAGCAAAAGAAGTAGTAGAAGTATATGTAAATAATGTAATAAAAAAATTTAATAAATCTAAAATTATATTTATAGAGCCATTACCACAATTTATATGTATAGTCACAAATAACTGGGCAAGAATGTCGGCAGATCCAGATATAGAGTTTGAGAGAAGATATGAGCAGCATCTTATTTTTGTTGAAGAGTTAAGACTCAAATGCAAAGAACTAGGCTTAGAGGCACCACTGAGGCCTTCTGAAATACTAGGTACGGACATGATTGAGCCTTATATGCAGCCTAAAAAGCCAATTAAGTTATTATTAAATGATCATATGACTCAGCCATATTACGAAAAAATAGTTGAATATATAGCAAAATCCGTATAGTTATTGACGCCTGCTGTACATAAATGTATAATACTTAAAGGCGACAGTAGCTTAGTTGGTTAAAGCCCCGAACTCATAATTCGGTAATCGTAGGTTCGAGTCCTACCTGTCGCACTAGACCTCTGTAGCTCAGAGGAAGAGCAACAGACTTCTAATCTGTTGGTCGCTGGTTCGATTCCAGCCAGGGGTACGATACACGAAAGTGTATTACTTATATAAGGAGAAAAAATGAAAACAATTGGCGATAAGCTAGGTAACTTTGCCGTTACTGGAGTAAAGCCTGGAGCTCTCACGTACGACGATAGCTCTTTTGAAACAATCACGCAAGAATCTTTTCCAGGCAAATGGAAAATTATTGTATTCTATCCAAAAGATTTTACATTTGTATGTCCAACAGAAATTGTTGCATATGATAAATTATCTAGTGACTTTAATGATCGTGATGCAGTTCTTATGACTGGATCTGTAGATAATGAATTTTGTAAAATTGCTTGGCGCAATGCTCATGAAGACCTCAAGAAAACAAATTCATGGTCTTTTGCAGATACTGCACATCAGCTTGCCAATGACTTGGGTGTTCATGCTCCATCTGGAGTTACATATCGTGCAACATTTATTGTTGATCCAGAAAATATTATTCAGCATATCACAGTAAATAATCTAGATGTAGGTAGAAATGCCGATGAAGCACTTCGTGTTTTAGATGCACTTCAAACTGGAGAGCTTTGTGCATGCAATAGACCTTTGGGCGGAGAAACTATTTAATGTTGTGGGCTGATCAATTAAAGGATTCTCTTCCAGAGTATGCAAAAGATATCAAGCTTAATTTAGATGCTGTTATAAATAGATCAACGATTGATCCTGAACAAGCAACATACCTATCAATTGCAGCGGCATTTGCAACTGGTAACTCCAAGCTACTTTCATTTATTTTAGCTAATGGTCCAGACGACAATGTTGAAAAAAATGCAGCATTAACTGCCGCATCGATTATGGCTCAAAATAATATTTGGTACCCATACATTGAAATGGCTGGAGATTCGAACCTTGCAGGACTTCCAGCTCAATTAAGAATGAACTCCATTGCTTCACACGGAGGAACTACAAAAGCAAAGTTTGAAGCATATTCACTTGTGGCTTCAATTATTGGCAAATGCCACTTTTGTGTTGCAGCACACTATGCTACACTTAAAGAAGAAGGATATACTGTAGAGCAGTTGCGTGATATCGGAAGAATTGCAGCAACAATTAATGCAGTATCAAAAATTCTTTCTGCATAAAACTAAATATAGGTGAGGGGCTTAGGCTCCTCACCTTACTGGTCTGTTAGCTCAGTTGGTTAGAGCGCTACCCTGTCACGGTAGAGGTCGTGAGTTCAAGTCTCATACAGATCGCTTAGCGGATGTTGCATATTGGTAGTGCCTCTGCCTTCCAAGCAGAAGGGGTCAGTTCGATTCTGATCATCCGCTCTAAAAATATAAATTTTAATAATATATATTGGATTAATTGACATTGTTTTAATCTTATTGTATAGTTTGTATTATGGCATACAAAGAATATAATAAATCAATGAATATCTATATGAAAGAGCGTTGGTTAAAAAGAAAACAAAAAGCAATAGATTATTTGGGCGGGAAATGTATAAGATGTAGTTCTAAAGATTTTTTAGAGTTTGATCATATAGACCCATCAAGTAAAATAATGACAATTGCTAGAGCATCCAGTAGAAACGAAGAGTTTTTTTGGAGAGAAGTAAATAAATGCCAACTACTTTGTGTTCCCTGTCATTTAGAAAAAAGTGCAGAAGATATAAGAAATGGAGTTAGTACAAAGTACAAGAATAAATTTAAGTCTCTATAGCTCAGCTGGTAGAGCAATCGCCTTTTAAGCGATGGGTCGCAGGATCGAGACCTGCTGGGGACACTTAGTAGAAATGGTACAATTAATTATGGATAAAATATTTGTTGCAATTGGAAGTTATGATGATAAACATATCGTTCAAACAGTCCTAAGCGCACTGCACAATGCAAAAAATTCAGACAGAATTGTATTCGGAATACATAACATAAGGCCAGATGGTATAGAATTTAATTTTGCCCCCTTTGAAAATAATGTTAGATTTTTAAATTTGCCTTACTCGACACCATTGGGCACTGGATATGCCAGACTTTCAGCATCTCTTTTATGTCCCATAGACTGTAATTATATTCTACAGATAGACGCACACATGGTATTTGAAAAAAATTGGGATGAGGATATATTATTTAGATATAAAGAAATTAAAAAAGATTGTGAAAAATTTATTATAACTAAATATTTAATGCAGTGGAACGAAATAGACGGTACTGTTCAAATTTTAAAAAACGGTGCTCATGAAATTTGTGATCCTTATAATATGCATAGAACTCCACCAGAAAATAATTTTCCAGGTAGCTTAAAGTACGATGGAATACCAAGATCAATAGAATGCATGTACCCATCAATGATAGGATATGTAGATAAATGGGCAGAAGGCGAGACTCATAAAGAGCAGGTAGGGGTTTCAGGTCACCTAATGTTTGCAGAGTCCTATGTAATTAAAGAATTGCTTTATGATCCTCTAATACCATGGGCTTCGGATGAGACTGTATATTCATTGAGAGCTTATACTAGGGGTTATAAAATTTTTAGTATAAGAGAAAATATAGCGTGGCATTTAGATAAAGTAATAAACTCTGAGCCTGCATCTAAGATAGATTTTAATGCATACGAGGAACCACATTTAAAAAAAGTTTCTGAAGAATATATGCAGTCTCATTACTATGGATTTAAAAGAATAAAAGATTTAATGCTAGGCAATGAATATGGGTTTTGGGGTGCTCCAAACGAGGAACTTCTACTTAAATATCATCAATTTGCAAAATTTGATTTCCATGAGTTTTATCGTCAAATGGCGGAGGAGCTGTATAAAACTGATCGACCAGCTTTTGACATAATCTATGATAAAATAGACTCATGGAAGAATTAATAGTAAGGCTGCGAGAGTGGCAGGCCAACTCATTTGTGCTATATACAACAGCACACGGATTTCATTGGAATGTAGAGGGTGCTTTATTTACTCAGTACCACGCATTTTTTGAAGAAATTTATACAGATGTTTATGGCACAATTGATACCATCGCAGAGTGGCAAAGAAAGTTTCAGTCACCAGCACCATTTACTCTTCAAGAAATGTCAGATTTAAATACTTATGGAGATGTGACAGCTGGATCTAACTCTCCTTTAATAATGTCACAGGTTCTTTTAAACATGATTGAAAAAATGATTGAAGATGTAAAAAATTTATTTGATGTTGCCACCTCTTCAAGAGAACAAGGCCTTGCAAACTTCTGTGCGGACAGACAGGATAAACTTCAATTTTGGTCATGGTGGCTAAGATCCTCATTGAAATCAACTATTAGCTAATGAAAAAAACAGTTGTTATAACTGGAGCAGCATTTGGAGTTGGTAATGCAACTACAAAAATTTTAGCTGCAAACGGGTTTCATGTTATTGCTACATCTAGAAACATTGATGAGCTAAACAAAATAAAGAGTGATAATATAGATGTTTACCAGCTAGATGTCACAGATGAATTAGCTGCAAAAGAATTTGCAGACACACTAAGCGATAAAAATGTTGTTGCATTAATTAATAATGCTGGTGGAGGATTTAACCTTCCAGGAAATATTTTAAATGATGATATGGAAGACTGGCGTAAATCTTATGAGGTTAATGTAATTGGAGTTGTTAGTTTAACTAAGCTTATCGCTCCTCATATGATAAAAAATGGCGGAGGAAATGTTGTAATAATAAGCTCAATGGCTGGGCATTTTACATATAAGGGTGGAAGTAATTATACTGTAGCAAAGCATGCAACCGTTGCTTTAGCAGATCTATTAAGATTTGAGTTTTTTGATAAAAACATTAGAGTTACAGAAATAGCACCAGGTAATATAAATAGCAGAGGTGATCGTGATCCAAATACGTGCCTTAATCCAGAAGATGTTGCAGATGCAATTAGATGGGCTATAACAGTACCTTCACACGTTAATGTAGAAAAATTAACTATTATGCACGTAAATAATCTAAGTAGATAAAAGGAGAAATAAAATGTCAGAAGAAACAAGACACCCAAATGCAGTAAAGGTTTTAGCGGCAGCAAAAAAATACGCTGATGAAAAATATGCAGAGGGCCCAAATAACGATACAATTTTTGGTAAGCGTTATGGAATGAATAATCAACCTTGGTGTGCAATGTTTGTATCAGGTTGTTTTGATGATGCAGGATTAGTTCACCTAGTTGCTGCTTCAACAAAAAAGGGCTTTGCGTCATGTGATGCAGGAGCACAATGGTTTGCTAAGAACAAAAGAATTGTTCCAATTGGTCAAGCACAGCCAGGAGACGTAGTATTCTTTAATTTTGATGCGGACCCAACAACAACCGAACACGTTGGAATTGTTTACGTAAATGATGGAAAGAACCTAATCACTTTTGAAGGAAATACTAGCGGTGATGCAAAAGGATCTCAAGCAAATGGAGACGGTGTTTTTAAAAAGAAGAGAGCTTACAGTCTTGTAATGGCAGTTGCACGTCCAGATTGGGATGCACCAGCACCAGCAAAGAAGGCTAAGTAATTATGAAAAAGCTGGGACTAGCAATAATTGGATTATCAATAATCCTATTAACATTTCAAGCAAGTGCAGCAACACCAGATTGGGTAGTTCAGAATAAAAAAGTTACTCCTGGAGCTATTAATAAAGATGTTACACAGGCAAACATTGCTACAACTGTTTGTAAAGTCGGATGGACAAAAACAATTCGTCCAACTGTTACTTATACAAACAAGTTAAAGGATACTCAGCTAGCAACAACATATAAATCATATGTTGCAATTTGGGGCTCAAAGCCATCTGCATATGAAGAGGATCATTTAATTTCTCTTCAGCTTGGCGGACATCCATCAGACCCTAAAAATCTATGGCCAGAGCCATATGCAGGAATTGGTGCAAGAAAGAAAGATGTTACTGAGACCGCATTAAAGCGTTTGGTATGTGATGGAACAATGAAATTAGTTGATGCTCAAAAAGCAATTCTAGATTGGCCATCAGCATATAAAAAATATGTAAAGCCAACTGATAAACCAGACACTTCCGATAACTGAAGTTAAATGATATAATATATTAGTACCTGCCAATAGGGGGTACTAATTTAACTCGCTTAAAAGGAGCACAAAATGGTAACACAATTCGCCATGGATCTTTTCAAGGATCCATTTTTTATTGGTTTCAACCGAGAGTTGGAACGTTTTAACAGTCTAAGTAAGGTAAATAATACAGCATTTCCGCCATATGATTTACTGAAGTTAGATGATGACAACTA